GATCGCAGACTCGCGGTTTTCGTGTATAAAAATTGAACAGGGGGAGGTTAATAAGTGAACAGGGCCACGCCTGGTAAGGGTTTGAGGGTGGTAAAAAACTGAACAAATATAGAAAGGGCGACCATTTGGAGGTTAAATCCGGTGTTGGTCGCCCTGGACGACGGGGGGGGGCTATTTGAATTCTACCTTAATATGTGGTTTAACTGTGTGTTGTACATTATACCCATGCTCTTTCCAGCATAAGTCGATTGATTTGATACCGTCAAGGGCACAAAGACTGAGGCCAAGCATGAATGCGCATATCTGAGAGGTAGATTTGTCGTTGGTGTTGATTTTCGACAATAGTTCATTCACCCATTCGTTTAGGTATTTAGGTTGTTTCATTGGGCTACTCCTTTCTCGGTGGGGCATCGCCGTCATCAACCACCACAACTTTACCGCCCATTTCTGATAGTTTAAAGAATATAGGGACATCCAATAGTTTAATTACCCAGCGTGCGTCGTCTTCCTTGATATGTTTGCGGATCATTACGGTACCGACATCCCCGTCACTGAATTTGACCTTGGAGCCTTCGTAGATAGGAGTGCCGAGATAATCCACATAGGGCGAGCACTCAGGGCCTTCGTTGTCTTTGTCCTGCTCCCGTATAAGCTCATTCTCCAGCCGGGATTCTTCCTCTACCCAGATGCGTAACTCGCGGGCCAGGTCCGGGTTGGTTTTGTCTATGTGGATGGCAAACGATAGTAGAGCACAGCGAGAGGCGTGAGCATACGGGTCGCCTGGGTATTTGGATCTGGGTTTTAATACGAAATATTTAAGATCGATAGACATAATGACTACTACCCTTCCTTCCATAAAATATTGTTAATAAGCCAAATAGAGAACACACCGGTGCCCGTGAAATAGCAATCACGAGCATAACAAGCCCAAGATATATCATGGGTTAGGTAGGTGTAGGTGGCACCCCCGGCCGCTAGACCAAGCCAGACTATAAAATGTCTTATGAATGCATCCATGGTGATTACTCTCCTTTCTCGATACTGAGCAGTATGCGGTTAGGGTCGTCCTCTAACACCTCGACTACATAGCTATCAGGGCAGAGAGTCAGTACCGCATTGATCAGGTCGCGGTTGGAATTTATATTGTGAATGCAGGAATACGTACCTGCGAATACGAAGAATAAAGATAGTGTTAGTACGATTGTGATTATGATGTGTTTCATTGTTGATTTTACCTCCTGTTAATGGTTTATGATTTATGTTTATATAACACCAACGGCCCGCCAAGCACTTTCGCCCTACTCTCAGTCCTAATCCCTATCGGATACTCTTGATTCACCCCATCATATAACGCAATCTGAGCATATCTCCGATCCGCTTTCAACCTCCCCAAACACGTACAATACCGAGTCCATAATTCATTCAGAAACTCATGACGCGCATGCACCCCCAATCGTTCCCAGAGCCGCGACATTACCACTCTCAGACACTTACACGAATGATCCAGCTCAATCGCCGTTACCAACGAGCATTCCCAGAGTCGTGCACTCTCCAGATTCACCTTGTGCAGCATTGCGCGGATACAGATAACTGACCACGCTAATGGATCGGATTTGGGAGGGTGTTTGAATGCAGGCGGTAGTTCCGGATATTGAACCGTGTTCGTGTGCCGTATAGCGCGGACGTTCTTGATAGGGGTTTTGGTTTGTGACCCGTCGGTTGGGTTGTAGGTAACTACGTCGGAGCTGGTTATGATAGCTTTATGACATTTAGATATGGACCAGTCCAGATGCACTACCTCAGTGGTTTGTTTTAGTGTGGGGAGATACCCACTCATTACCAGTGTTGATAATAGTTTTAGGTGTTTCATTTTGTTTTACGCCCCCTTTCGATCTCGTTATCTATGAGTAGCTCATATCTGAATACTAGACTCTTTATTGCAAATATACCAGTAATAGCGTGTCTTGGCAGTAATTCGAGTATATTACTATATGTAGATCCTTCGTCATTACATTTACCATGACGCTTACCATACGAGCACTTAGCACAGTTGTTATTACGCTTGGGGGATAGCGTACACCAAGGACAGATCCGACTATCATGCCAAGCCACGATATTAACCAGGAACTTCTTGCTTTTGTATTCTGACCATGTGGATAGTTCAGCTAGATCCTCGTCATTGAGTATAGTGATCCCATCGGTATGTGTTTTGATAATGGAGTTCTTCTCTTTCATAAACTCCAGCATTAATTTGTTCCATTTACGCGCCATTGTAGTTTACTCCTCCCCTTCATCACGAATAATGTTCTTCAATTCCTTTACGTTCTTGGTCAGCGCCTCCAACACCTCAGCTAATCTATCGCGTTTTTCCTGTTTCTGCATCACTGTCGAACTCACGGTAATGCCCAAACGCGAAAAGCAACTAGCCGGTATTGTGGTCTTACCAGTCATGTATCGGCTCATGGTCGATTCCGATACGCCAATGATATCAGCGGTTTGTTTTTGTGACAGTTCATTGTCATCCATAAAGTTCTGGAGAGTAGTACGCCGCGACACCACTATGTCGGTAGATTGTACCAAAAACTTAGCTTTACTACTCATCACCAGGCACCGACGTAGCACCCCGGGCTCTTTTAACCGCTCGACAGAGACTTCCTCGCCCATATCCAGCTCTAGGTTTTTGTCTTCCATTGTGTTAATATCCTCCTTTCTAATAATCACAATAATCAAATATTTTTGTAGTACAGCCCCTCGGCCAAAATGCTAAAAATGTCAATTTTGTGCAAGTAATTTCACGTTTGTGCAAGATTCCACATTTATGCAAGTGAAATTATGTGCAATTCACTCTTAAAAACCACCTCGATTTTGCACCTTCGCTGAAATTTTGCACAAGTTTATGTAACTGAGGAATTTTAAAATGTCAATTTTGTGCAAGTTTTGTCAAATTCTTGCATTTTTGTGGAATCCGAATGTCAATTTTACCTCAAGAATTTGGCCAAATTTGTCAGACCCCTGAAATACTGCGCAACCGTTTTACACAAAATCAATACTATAGCAGAAAATTTCATCTTGCAAACCCTTGTACCCTATATTATATAATAGGGACAAAATCGGCTGATTTTCGATTTCACACAAATCTGATTAATTTCCACCTGCGCTACCTAATTTGAGTTTGTATGCCGAGCGAATCTCCTTGGCTAATTTTCTGGCTAATATCCATTTGTATTTATCGACTAATTCCCGCATACCGGCCAGACTACAGATACCAGAATTCCCCAATCGGTGGTATATTTTACCATACCTAGATGTGGAGTTTACCAGTGCGCCCTCGGTACATTGTTCATGTCGTTTTGCATACGTGCATTCGTCACAGTTCTCGGATAGTATGCACCAGGGGCACATCCGGTTGTCCCAGGCAGAATGGAGCGCGACCAACGCTTTCTTACACATTGATTCTGGCCAGGTACGGATCTCATCCATATCGGGTTTGGTCGCTACCAACATTCGGGTGTGTTTACGCACGATGGTGTTCTTTTCGGCCATGAATCTTAATAGAATGGTTTGGTATTTCATTTAGTGTTTGCCTCCTTTGTAGATTTTTTCTCTCGTAATGGTTACCAGACGTGTAAGTTCCGGTATTTCCATCGTGGTTAAGTTCTTTTGTGCGAGTTTATGTACTATCCTTTTCCACCTAGACTTGATATCCACACACTTCCCATGCCGCTTACCATAACTACATTTGCTACACGTCTTTATGTGGTATTTACTTTCTTTTATACACCAGGGACACATACCTGACGGACTCAATTCTATGCATCCTGCTATGAACTCGTGTTCCGATTCAGGCCAGCTCTTTAACTCATCCATATCTGGCTTGGTTGCTATCAATAGCCTTGTGTGTTTGTGTATTATCGCGTTTTTCTCCCGCATAAAATCTAGTATGATTTGTTTATAGGTCATATCTGTTCTCCTTGTGTTTGATAGCTCTTATCAACTATCTCATGTCTTGTTTTATTCACTAACGCTTGCATATCTGGTAAGTCAGGTATGCACAACGCGTGTACTGCCATTATAGTAGATATTGTACAAAATCTCGACCTATAATATACACATATCCCATGGCGTCTACCATATCCACACTCATCACATTTAAATCTAGTATTCATGCACCACGGGCAGGTTCCTCTTGATGTATTCTGTAGTTTATATGCTATTACGCTGAATTCATACTCTGACCAGGTGGACAGTTCATCGTAGTCTGCTTTGTTTAATAGAGACATTTTAGTATGTTTTTTGATTATCTTGTTTTTCTCTTTCATGAAGTTAATGATAATCTCTTTATAGGTCATATCTACGCCCTCTTTAATGGTTATTATCATGTTTAATTCTCTTATCGGCATCTACCCCGATCCACTTCGGAAAATCCACCTCATTTTGTAGTACAGTGTCTATTATAGTAGAGGGAGAAATAAAAAACCAAATGCAAACACCAACATCGACACCAACCACCATGACAAAATCCGAATACGCCCGACACCGTGGCGTCTCTGCCGCAATGGTATCCAAATACGTGCGCGAGGACCGTATTCTGGTCATGCCCGATGGTCGAGTCGATGTCGAAATATCCGACACACTGCTCAACCAGTTTAGTGAATCCCCTCTCCGCAATCCGCAAACCAACTCTTCAGCACCCGATGACTTCCTTAGCGACGACATAAAATCCCAAATCTCTCAGCTCTCCGACATTGGGTCTTATGCTGAACACCGAGCCCGCCTCACCAAATACAAAGCCGACCAGGAAGAGATCAAACTCCGAGAGGCGCGAAAACTATCCACCCCAACCGACAGAGTGATAAACGCTGCGCAGACCACTGGTACTAGAGTGCGTGACGCTCTGCTCAACCTCAGGGACCAACTCCCGCCGGTACTAGCCACCATGACCGACACCCACGAGATCTGGCTACGTCTCGACAAAGACTTCCGAGCAGTTCTCAATGAACTCTACAATGAATTCTTACAAAAACCCAACCCCAACCCCAGGAGTAGTTAATGGCCCAAAATCGCCTTACAACCATGTTTCATGACGCTGGAGACTACGACATCCTCTGTCGTACAATCGCGTCCTTTCTGCGGCAGAATTCCGCTGAATTGGATCAGTTTCGCATAGTGGTCCACCTACAATCTCCCGCACCTGAAACTGTCGATATAATCCGAGACCGGTTCCGCAGGTTTAATATCGCAATCGCGACTAGCAAAAAACCCCTCTGTGCGCCCTGTATACTCAAGCGGCACAAAGTACGATACGGAGTGGTTATCCCCCCAGGATGGATTTCGATGTGGCCGCTGTGGCCATTCGTGCGTGAACTCCGGTATATATTATCGAACACCCCCAAGCTCTCCCATATCAAGCTCATTAACGACGCGGAATTGACCAATGAACTAACCAAATCCCCAGTGATATACGAATACGCGACTGCACACACTCTGATAGGTAATGGAAACCTCAACAAGACTATCCCAACATTGATCAAAGATCCACTCAAGCACACTAAACAATCTCTGACTGGGAAGCTGAAATCCAACGTGTTTACTAAGGAGCCCTTACCATAGAGACCCAACTACATTCTAATCCTCCTCCCGCCAACCTACCAGCTGGGTTGATCCCCGAACTCGACCCAGCCCCGCCCTACGACCAAGACATCTACACCACCGCTTTCGCCAACGGTATACAACCTCCGCCTGATATGCTCAATTCTGAGTGGGCTAATGAATTCCGAATACTCCCCAGGGAGTGCGCTAACGAATACGGTAAATACCATATAGAACGCACACCGTATATAGTCGAGCCGCTAGATTGTTTATCCCCCCGCTCACCCGTTAAAATCGTTACTATACGTAAACCTACCCAGGTCGCTTGCACCGACGGCATCGGCAATAACTGGCTCCTCGCAATCGCGCATTCCTATCCCGCACCTTGCATGATGATGCTGCCCACTGTCGAGTTGGCTAAGCGGCATTCAAAAACCAAAATCACCCCGTCTATCCGGGCGATGGACTGCATGTCGGGGCTAATCCACGACGTAAAGGAAAAGGGCGGGGGTAACACCATACTCATCAAGGAATTCCCCGGGGGCTCCTGGTCATTCGTTGGTTCTAATTCCGCTGCCGCTCTCAGATCCGTCTCTATAAAATACCTTATACTAGATGATATCGACGGCTACGAAGTCAGCGTCAACCAAGAAGGAGACCCAGCTGAACTCGCACGAAAACGAATGGATGCGTTCTCGTCTTCGTGTAAAGAACTCCGTATGTCTACCCCGACGATTAAGGAATTCTCCAAGATCGAGAAGTATTTCCTGGAAGGCGATCAGAGTTTTTACTACGTACCCTGTCCTGAATGCGGCAAAACCCAAATCCTAGAGTTTGGTGGCCCCGACGCGACCTTCGGTCTCAAATGGGATAAATCAAAATCTGGCAGACATTTACCAAAAACTGCTCGCTATATGTGTATTCACTGTGGTACCATGATCAAGGAGCACAATAAAACCTGGATGCTCGAAAACGGCCTCTGGGTCGCGAAATTCCCAGACCTATCCGACTACCATCGATCATTCGCCCTAAACTCTTTGTATTCCCCCTACGGCTGGGTATCGTGGGAAAAGATCGTCCGCGAGTTCCTGGAGGCTAAACGCGATCCGACTAAAGCCAAATACCAAGTCTGGATGAACACCCGCATGGGGCTGGTCTACGAGGCCGGTGGCGAACAGCCAGATTGGGAAAAGGTCAAGAACCGCTCTGAGCCATACCGACCAATGTCAATCCCCTCTGGCGGTCTCCTGGTAACCGCCGGTGTCGATGTTCAGGCCGACCGTTTCGCCATAGTGGTAACCGCTTGGGGTAAGGGCGAGGAATGCTGGGTAATCTACTGGGGCGAACTCTACACCGACACCGCCCAACAAGCCGCATACGATGAACTCTCTGAATTCTTATCTCGTAAATTCCCTCATCTATCCGGTATCGAACTGGGCCTATCCGCCTACGCTGTTGATTCCGGCTACCGCACCGACGACGTATATAATTTCTGTCGTACACGCTCACCAATCGCCATGGCCACTAAGGGATCATCACTACAGGGCCACCCTAGTCTGGGCCGCCCGACAAAACAAGATGTAAACTACCTTGGCTCTACCATAAAGAACGGTATTCAACTCTGGCCAATCGGGTCATCCACTCTCAAGGCCACAATTTATGGTCGTCTCAAAATAGAATCCCCAGGCAGACAGTACATACATTTTTATGACGGTCTACCTGATGATTTCTATAACCAACTCACATCTGAAAAACAAATGACGGTGTATGACAAAAACGGCGTCGCCAAGCGCGTGTGGGTTCTCCCATCTGGTAAACGCAACGAGGCCCTAGACTGCATCTGTGGTGCTCGCGCTGCCGCTATCAGATCCGGCTTAGAACGCATGGATTGGGACAAACTCTCTGCCGTAATCAATCACCGCGCCGCAGTCGCAAACCCCAATACTGACCCGACTCAGCCCCCTAAGCCCAATACGCCCCCACCACCTCGCACACGCCGTCGCCGCACTTCCCACTCGTCTTATCTGTCTTCAGGACATTCATCTATATAAAGGAGTATAATCACCATGGCATTTACATCAACCGACTTGGCCAACGTCGAGGCTGCAATAGTAAAACTCGCTGTCGGTACCCGCGTTATTGAATGCGAGATAGACGGGGATCGGGTACGCTATCAACCATCCGATCTTGATAAAGTCCGCGCTCTCCGCGACCTAATCCGACAGGAACTCGCCTCCACCGCCACTGGCTACTCCCGTGTACGTAAATGCGTAACGGATAAAGGGTATTAATATGCACATACCAAACCCATTCGCGCCCATCGCACACATATACCGAGGGCTACGCGTACTCGCTACTACTGGTCAAACCTCCTACGAAGCGGCCAGCATCACTAAACGTATGCGTACCTGGGGTCTCTCCACTGCCGGGCCTAACTCATCAATAAACGACTCAATGGCCAGTACCAAGGCTCGCTCCCGCGAACTAGACCGCAACAACCCCCACGCAAGCGGCGGTATTGACTCCTACGTGACCAATCTCATAGGGCGGGGTATGACACCGAGATGGAATACTGGCAACCCGACCCTGGACGCTAAGATCCTGGATCTGTGGAAACTCTCTGTCGGTGAAATGGACGCATCAATTTGCGAACTCGACTTCTATGGACTCCAAACCCTGGCCGCGACAGCCATGGTAATGTCGGGCGACGTACTGGGCCAATTCGTCTACCGTCCCTACACCTCCACTCTTAATGTCCCGGTACAGCTTAAGCTCTTAGAAAACGACCATCTCTACGACCAGTACGACCAAATGCTACCCAATGGCAACTCCCTCCGAATGGGATTCGAGATCAACCCCGCCGGGGAAAAAGTCGCTTGCCACGTCTACCCCCAACACCCCGGCGATGGGTTTACCGACGCGTCCAATCTATTACCAGTGCGTATACCTATCGAAGATACCGTATTCCTTTATCAACCTCGCCGTCCCGGCCAACTACGCGGTATGCCCTGGCTCTCGTCAGTGATCGCTGGTCTGCGTAGTATAGACGAGTACGACGATGCCGAACGTATACGAAAAAAGATCGCGGCCATGTACGCAGGGTTTATCACCTCGCCCCCAGGAGATCCGGAACTATCTGGACTACCAGGACTCGAAGAGGACTACGACGATGAGGAAGATCTTGTCGCTCTCGAACCCGGTCTCATGCAGGGACTAAAACCCGGCGAAGATATAGAATGGTCAAAACCCGCCGACGTAGGCGAAAACTTCCAGCCCTGGATGAAACACAACCTCCGCCGTATCGCTAAATCTCTCAAAATCACCTATGAACAACTCACCGGCGACCTGGAGGGCGTGACCTACTCGTCAATCCGAGCGGGCCTAGTCGAAATCTACCGTCAATGCCGAGCTATTCAAGGCCAGATCCTAGTCCACAAATTCTGCCGTCCTATCACTACCCGCTGGCTTGACATCGCAGTCGCATCAGGTCGCATATTCATACCTCGATACTATAAAAACCGTCGAATCATCATCAACAACATCTGGGACCCTGACGGCTGGGATTGGGTAGACCCACTCAAAGATGTTCAGGCAGCAATCCTGGAAATCCGTGGTGGTCTCACCTCACGATCACGCTCAGTAGGTGAACGCGGCTCTAACGCTGCCGAAATCGACGCTGAAAACACCGCCGACAACACCCGTGCCGATGCCACTGGTATAATATACGATAGTGACCCGCGTAAGACCACTCAATCAGGTGGCACCCGCGAGAAAGGAGAGTCCAATGCCGGACCAAAACAACCTAAACCTAAACCAGAAGACTAAACTCAATCTGGGATTTCTGGCCGAGCGTATCATCAACACGCCCTTGCTAATCACCCAGGCTAAACTAGACCAGATCATACATGTAGTTGGCAACCGCATCGGTTTAGACACATCTCTAGTGGTAACTCAATCCCCCGTCTCTGCCCGCTCATCCTCTACCGAATACCACACTACCAAAGGCGTTGCGGTAATCCCAATCTACGGTACTCTCGTTCATCGCGCTCGCGGTCTCTCCGCTCTATCTGGTATAACCTCATACGAAAACATCCGCGCTCAGTTCAATGCCGCGCTTGCATCCCCTGACGTAGATTCGATACTACTCGATATCGACTCCCCTGGGGGTGAAGTCGCCGGCGTATTCGACCTTGTGGATCACATCTACTTATCTCGTGGTACCAAACCCATAGTAGCCATCTCTAACGAGCGTGCTTATTCCGCCGCATACGCAATCGCATCCGCAGCCGACTACCGCTACTTAACCCGCACTGCCGGTATGGGCTCAATCGGCGTCGTCATGATCCATGTCGATAAATCCGAAGCCAACAAACGCGCTGGGATCTCCTACACCTATATGTACGCAGGTGACAAAAAGATCGACGGCTCGCCCAATTCCCCCTTATCAGACAGCGCCCGCGCCGACGCCCAGGCCACAATCGACTCCATGTACTCATTATTCGTCACCACTGTCGCTCGCAACACCAACCTCTCTGAAAAAACCATCATCAATACCCAGGCTGGCACCTATCATGGCCAGTCTGCTATAGATATAGGATTAGCAAATGGAATCTTGCCATATCAGGAAGTGGTAAACAACCTAGTAAACCAAAAAGGAGGTATATTCACAGCTATGCCGAAAGAAAACAAAGACACAAAACTTGAAACTAAAGAACAAACTCCTGAAGTACCAAAGGCTGAGGAGCAAACCCCCACACAAGATCCCCCTCAGACGCCTACTCCGTCTCCAGCTCTCGATCAGGCTACTCTCGACGCAGCTATCACCGCTGAACGATCCCGCTGTACCGAAATCATGGAAGCCTGCACAATTGCCAACGTCAAAGACCTCGCCCCCGACCTCATCGCCGACGGCAGTACAATCGAAACCGCCAACAAAATGATAATGACTATGCTCTCGGAACGCTCAAAAGCCCAATCGGTACAATCCTCACTCAATCCTCTCCCAGCTGGCGGGGAAAACCCCTTAATCAAAAACGCTAAGGCACGCCGAGACGCAATACTGAACCAAAAACACTAATCATAATACCATAACTAATACGAAAGGACAATACCAATGCCTAATGACTACACCCAATCATACACCCTTGGGGCTATCCTCAAATGGGAACAAGAACTACACCACTCCAGAGAGCAGGTTACTATCCTGGCTGGCCAGGAACTATCTGTGGGACACGTACTAGGAAAAGTAGAGGTCGGTACCGTCCCAACAACTGGGACCGCAGATGGTGGTAATACCGGAAACGGAACCGTAACCGGTGTTACTGGCGGCAAATTCGTCAAAGTCGGGGTCTACACTCTCACTTGTATTAGTGCAGATACCAATCTCGGATCATTCTCAGTTAAGGGTCCCGATGGTGAGGCACTCCCAGCCGCAGCTGTGGGAGTCGCCTATACCAGTGACCAACTCAACTTCACCATTAACGACGGCTCAACCGATTTCGTAGTTGGCGACGTATTCACCGTAACCGTACCAGTCGGCGGACTTCAATACCGGGAAATCAACTTCTCGGGCGTAGACGGCTCCGCAAAGGCCGCGGGTCTCTCCTACGACGCCTATGACGCATCTGCATCTGGCAACCGCACACTCGCATTCACCTCTGGCGGTACCTACGAGATCGAAGCTGGTGATACAATCACAGGCGCGACCTCAGGCTCAACTGCTCGTGTCGTATCAATAACACTCTCTTCAGGTACCTGGGCAGGCGGCGACGCAGCGGGTACATTCACTCTCGATGACCGTAATGGCGCTCTTCAGTCCGAAAACCTCAATGTCGGTGGCAATACCAACTGCGCCACTATCGGTGGTGACTCAAGCGCTGTAGCCGCAGCTGATATCCCAGGTGTCGCTATAGTACGCGATGCCGAGATCGTCGCATCCGAACTCTCTTGGCCTTCTGGCACAACCGCAGCTCAAAAAGCAGTCGCTTACGCAGAACTGGCCGAGAAGGGCATCATCGTCCGTACCGAGGCGTAATTCAAACTCACTTACTAACCTTATTTACAAGGAGTATTATAAATGCCTATTCTAAACCCGTTTGAAACCAACAATGCTTTCAACCTGATATCACTATCAGAAGCATTGAACATAATCCCAAACACCTACGGGAGAATCCGAAATTCCGGATTATTTAGGGATAAACCAGTCCGATCTCGGACTATAATGATTGAAAAGAAAAACAACACTCTCAACTTACTGAAAACTCTACCCCCTGGATCACCTGGCCAGAAAAACAAAATGGGCTTACGTAACGCTCGCGCCTTTATCATTCCCCACATTCCAGTAGACGATGTGATCCTCCCTGAGGAGTACGATGGTCTCCGCGCATTTGGCTCAGAGTCTCAGTTGGAAACCCTCGCCAACCTCATGAACGAGCACCTGGAAAACATCAGAGCTAAATTCGCTATCACTGAAGAGTACCAAAAGATGGGCGCGCTCAAAGGGATAGTGTACGACTCTGATGGTACCGCCATCTATAACTATTTCCAAGAGTTCACTGTAAAACAAGAGGTAGTTGACTTCCTCTTAGGCACAGCCTCTACCGACATACTCGCCAAGTGTGTCGCAGTAAAACGCATTGTGGAAGATAATCTTCAGGGTGAGACCATGACTAGCATCCGAGTAGAAGTAGATTCCTCGTTCTGGGATAAGTTCATCTCCCACACTCTCGTAAAGGCCGCATACGACCGCTGGCGAGAAGGCGCAGCTCTCCGTGAAGACCTCAGAGACGGGTTCGAGTTTGGCGGTCTTATCTTCCGTGAATACCGAGGCACCGCTACTGATTTTGACGGTACCGCTAGACCATTCCTAGATACTGATGAGGGTATCGCTTACCCATTAGGCACACAGAATGTCTTTAAAGATTTCATTTGTCCAGCAGACTTCTTGGAGACAATCAACACCCTAGGTAAACGCCTCTACGCAAAACAAGAAGCACGTAAGTTCAATCGCGGAATCGACATCCATACCCAATCAAATACTCTCCCAATGTGTATGAGACCTTCACTAATCGTTAAGATACATACCTCTAACTAATCCTGACGGAGGTGGACCTCTCATGCAAATAAAATCAACTTCAGTATTAGCAAAAACTCAGGCTGACGGGGCACAAACCGTCAGTCTGACTCAATTTGATTGTGCAAAACTACACCAGTTCCAGGTAACGACTAACCTTACCCCCGCTGCTGGCACTCTCACTGTCGCTGTAAAGACTCCAGGCGCAGCTACTTATAAAGACCTGCCTTGGACTATCGACCTGACCGCGTTGGCTACGACCGCTGTGTTTCAATTCTACGGGTTTGCCGAGTCGTTCCAATTCACACCAACCGGATTCGACGCTGACAAAACCTATACAGTCTATGTCTGTACTGGTGATAAAGGAATCTATTAACTATGTATATTGATTATTCACAACTCACCGTCGCGGATCTCCGCACTCAAGACCTCATGCCTGTCGAGATCACTGACGCCGGTGTTGGACCTATACTGGACGAAAACGGTATACCAATCCTCGATACTGATAACCGATTCGTATTCGACGAGGTGTATGCCTAGCTCGTCATTCAGTATTCACATATCGGAAGCGCAACTCCGCGACCTAAACCGCTTAATGCACTCTATGGGAGGGCGTGCAGCTAATCGCGCCCTCTCTAGGGCCATTAACAATACCCTGGGGTTAAAGTCCGGTGGTATGCGTAAATCTATCTCTGACGAGATCCGCGCCACGACTAACCTCCAGCGCCGTTACATATATAAGCAAACAGGCCGACGCACTACCCGAACATTCAACATAAAACGCGCAACTGTGGCTAAGCCCGGCGGGCTCGTATCTACCCAAGGCCCCAATGTCCCACTTATCGAATACTCTAATCAACGTGGTAATCGTAAACGCTACGCCAAGAAAATCTACGTGACTGTCCAGAAGGGCCGTGGCCGACACCAACTTGCTCATGCGTTTATTCCCAAACTAAAATCCGGCCACCGTGGTATATTCGTTCGCAAAAACCCAGGCGCAAAGGGTCCCGCTGGCCGCAAGATAAAACAACTATTCAGTTCTCGCGTACCAGACGTGTTGAGCAATACTCCTGTAATGAATCGCGTCCTGGAGTATGGCTCTAAACGCCTAGAACGTGAGCTGACTCATCAAATCGACTATATATTAAAATACAACAAATAGGTAATACAAAATGGAAGACGGTAGAATATACATATTTGGCCAGGAATTCAACACCTGGTTCGCTGAAGGCGCCCCCTCCTACGCCACCGAGGTCACTATACACAACGTATCAGAAAACACCACCGACTGCTTTACAATAACCCTCCGCATCACCTATACCGAAACCCAATACTACAAAAAATACACAGCATACGCCCCTGGTCCTGTAGACGTAGAGTACACCGACAAATACGAATCTACTATCCTCTTCACCGAGGATATTGACTTTAAGTTCATTGCAGGCGAAAACCTCCACACCGCTATCATGGCGCAGGAAGCCACTCTTCAGGCAGCTCTTGACGGCTATATGAAAGAGCAACGTATAATAGAAGCTGGCCAGGGCGCGATACTCTCTATGCACATCACGCCTCTAACCGGTTGGAACCCTTCGGAGTAATACATGGCAGCTGACGATATACTCGACATACTATCTCAAGCATCTGAAGACATAATGGATAACCTCGGCGTATCTGCGACTTATATACCACTAGACCCCTCCGTCTCGTCATTCTCAATCACTGTACGGGTCACTCAAGAGTACGCTCAAGTCCCAGGCGGCTATGAAGGATACGTAGTCACGACAAATAAGGTGGTGAAATTCCGACCTGAGGATCTGCCTACTGGTTACACAGTCGCCAGAGGGGATCGTGTAGTAGTTCCTAGCGAGGGTAGTTTTGTATTAGAATCCCCAATACCCGGCAAGCGCACCTGGATCAAATACATGGCCATAGCGAGCCTAAACACAACTACAACCACGTCAATGACTACGACCACAACTACATCATCGTCATCCACTACCACGTCATCGTCGTCATCATCAAGTACGTGTTCGACACTATCCACAACCAGCTCGTCCTCGACCACTACGTCTTCCACTACCACGTCATCGTCATCGTCCACTACCACTACGACGTTCTCTACATCCTCAACATCCTCCAGCTCCTCTACTACGTCTACGTCTACCAGCTCAAGCTCGTCCACAACCAGCTCATCGTCTACTACAACCTCCACTTCTTCTACATCCACTACAACGTCATCGACAACTACCTCATCGTCTTCCACTTCTACATCCTCTACGTGTAGTTCGTCATCCACTACCACTACGACTTCTTCATCCTCATCGTCATCGTCGTCATCGTCAAGTACGGCCAGTACTACGACTTCTTCATCTTCATCTACGTCCTCAACTTCATCAACTTCATCATCCTCTACGACTACAACCTCACTGTCTACAACTACATCATCTTCATCATCCTCTACGACTACAACCTCATCATCCAGTACATTATCTACATCCTCGACTACTACCTCTTCATCCTCATCTTCGTCCTCTACAGCCTCCACACTATCAACTACCACCTCATCCTCATCCTCATCATCTTCAACCTCATCCACAGCTTCCACACTCTCAACTACGTCTACATCCACTACATCCACTACATCCACTACATCCACTACATCATCCTCTACGACTACAACCTCATCCTCTTCCTCAACCTCATCTACAGCCTCCACACTCTCGACAACATCTTCCACTACTACCTCCTCAACCACTATCTCATCCTCAACCACTACCACTATTCAACCTGAATCTATGACAGGCTATTCAACTCAGCTTAAGATCTGGTCTGACGGTACCCGCTACTGGCGATCTTATTATAACGAGTCAATACCCGCTATTTGTTTTGACTATTCTACCCAAGCCCGTCTCACTATCGACCCTGACGACTGGACAGAAAACTCTTCTGCCCGTATTACCGATACTGGCGTATCTCGTGATTTTTCCTTGATAGGAGATTCTACAGTCGCATTTGTAGTATATCAAAGTGGTGATGACTGTTTGGGTCGCGAAAGCACTGGTTACCCAGCTACTAACTTTTCATGGGATTCCTCCACGCTAATATTCGATGGATCAGCTGATGGCGGTTCATATCAGCGCGTAGACATCGCTAAAGACGGCGGTGGAGATCAGATTAATGTCTCTGCTTCTCTATACGTAACCGCCACCGAAGATTACGATTTATTTGTCCGTAGATCAACAGCCAGTAATACACTCCCAACCACCGCCAATCCAGCTAAAACACTCGCAACTGGCATATCCAACTTATGCTGCTCTACAATACGTCGTGGCGATGCCGGAACGGTAGGCTCTCTGGTAGCTGTCTGGCGTGAGGGGTACACAGATCTCAAATCAGCTTACAGAGACGGGACAGATAATAACCCAGCAGGTGGCGACGACTGGGAAGCAACCCAATCAATAGCCACTGCCGCTGACGTATCTCTATACCCAGGTAGTAATCTTAAGGCCACTAATGTACTGAACACCGGCGAGACACTGCTAATATACATAAACTCAGACCGTAAAGCAGCATTGCGAACCCGCCCAGCAGGCCCAGGTCAAGTCTGGTCAGCGGAACATCTCCTGAGCAACACAGCTGGTGATACGTTTGTCGCTTTAGGTGAGCACGCTTATTATCACTTCCATTTAGTATGGAAGGCAGCATCAGGCAACATAGTAGAGCGAGAATACAAAGCCGATACCGGGCTATTCACGCCGACCATATCACCCTATCTCGCACCATACACCGTCATATCATCACCAGGCGCGTCTCATATTACCATGACTGACGAGGAGGCTATCGCATTCATCGTATGGCAAGTAGGATATAATCTACAGACTCATGTGCTTGAAATTACCGCAGTGACTACTAGTACATCGTCGTCTTCCTCAACAACCTCGTCCACTCTGACTACAACCTCATCTACAGCGTCTACCACTACCACTACCAGTACCTCATCCTCTTCCTCAACCTCATCTACAGCCTCCACCTGGAGTACAACCACTACCTCATCTTCCACTAGTACCACTTCAACCTGCACAACAACGTCAACCCCTCCACCATAACGAGGAGATAATGTCAAGAAAAATATCACAATACGATTCAGCACCAATACTACATTGGCCTGACCAACTATTAGTAGTTCGGGGCGACAAGACCTATAGATGCACAATCGAGCAAATATTTGAGTTAATGGGCCACACCACCACGTCATCCACGAACTCCACGTCATCGACCACTTCATCTACATTCTCGACTTCTAGTAGTTCAAGCTCAACATCATCTACCGCTTCTACTTCGTCTACGCTCTCCACATCGTCGTCTTCGACCTCAACCTCTACATCGTCATCTACCACGACTTCATCTACTACCTTATCATCTACTACCTCATCTACTGCCTCATCTACTACTTCATCTACCTCCTCTTCCACATCTACGACATCCTCTACAGTCTCAACATCAACTTCCACTACCTTTACCTCCACTTCTTCTTCTTCCTCTTCTACATCCTCCTCTACGTCATCTACTACCTCTACATCATCTACAGCATCTACTGTCTCCACTACTCTATCTACCACAATGACGACCACATCCTCAACCTCGTCCACTGCATCCACATCTTCATCGACTTCATCAACTGCATCCACTAGCTCCACTACCACCACTTCATCTTCAACCTCCTCTACAGTATCCACTAGCTCTACCACTACTATGTCTTCTTCAACTTCGTCAACTGCATCCACTATCTCTACCACTACTACATCCTCTTCAACCTCCTCTACAGCTTCCACCATTTCCACTTCTTCTTCAACCTCCTCTACAGCTTCCACCATTTCCACTTCTTCTTCTACGCTTTCAACTACCTCTACCTCTACCTCATCCTCAACTACCTCTACCTCATCCTCAACACTATCCACTACTTCGACCTTATCCACACTCTCCACAACCTCTACCACGCACACATCCTCAACCTCTACCACCACCTTCACCACAACCTCCTCAACCGCGTCCACCCTCTCTACTACCCTCACTACAACCTCTTCCTCTACACTATCGTCCACAACAACTACGTCTACTTATTGGTGTTTGTATAACGAGATGTTCAGTGACGATTCAAGTCTGAATTTACTGGACATATACTCTGGGGGTTCTGGCGAAACCGCAACCATAACATCGGAAAGACTAAGGCTATCTTTGCCAGACTCAGCCGACACCTATATATTAGCAACTTATGTGTATGCTATAGACTCAGGCGATTTTGACATTAGGGTGGACATAAATGGCTACACATATTACAACTCAACAGACGGATTTCATGTAGAGTTTAGAGTCGGTGGCGGCATTGGTGACTATTGGACAGACTGGTGCAGATTACGCCTCAGACATACCAACGACGCTAATCCATTCAGAGTATATGGTAGGAACACGATAAACAGTGTGAATCAGACTACGACTGAGGTAGGGCTGGCGACAGTAATAACAGGATTTAGAATAGTCCGTACCGGCACAGTAGTCTATCTGTATTACGAGCATTCTGGGTCTTGGAATTTAATACGTAGCGACGATTTTGGTGGCAGAGCCACTAATCTGAAAAGCATACACTTCTACGTATACGATCAAAATAACCGTGGTGGGTTTGTTTCTTACGACAACTTAGTATTTGTAGATGGGTGTCCGACAGGAGAAGACGTAGTATGGACGACTACATCGACCACAACATCAACATTAACTACAACTTCTTCATCTTCATCTACTTCATCCACTACTACTTCATCCTCTACCGCATCAACAACATCCTCGACTGCTTCTACGATATCTACAACCGAATCGACAACCTCTACGCTTTCTACAACATCATCTTCGTCAACCTCTACATCAACATCATCAACAGCATCAACGACATCCACCACATCATCTACCGACTCTACTACCTCGACTCTATCCACTACCTCATCATCGTCAACTTCATCTACCTCCTCTACCTCCACTACCGCCTCATCGTCCTCGTCAACTACTACTACTACAGCACTGTGTGAATGGGATGAAGGGTTTGAATCATTAGACGCTTGGGATGTGGAAGAGATAGATGATGGAACAGCGACTATATTTGGGAATAAATTAAAATTGGAAGTTCCTAATGGTGATACTGGTGGATCTAATTGTTACTATGATTACAAAGTGCCCAGTGGCGATTTTGATATTAGAATAGACATGGACTCTTACTATTCAGAGGCGTCAACTCTAGGGACTGTTATAGCATTCAGTATAGAAACTACTAACGGAGTAGGTAATACAGACTCCGCTTATATATCATATCGTGTAAATGATGGTGCTAAGGTATCCGCTAATGCTACTATAGATGGCGTAGCACAAGGCGAGACCGGAGACACGATAGGCGGAACACCATCACGATTTAGGTTAGTTCGAGACGGATCAACCATAAAAGTGTATTATTACTATTCTTCCTGGGTAATGTTAGATTCTTGGGATTTCTCTACACGATCAGACAACCCAAAACTCGTAAAGATACGAATGACATCTACGCCATCGGGCGGTTTAATCTACATGGATGATTTAAAGTTTGTAGATGGTTGTCCTGTAGTGACTACTACAACGACAACAACAACAACAACGACAACGACAACGACAGCAATGACGACAACATCTACGAGCCCCCCGGAGTAAACCTATATGCTTACTATAAGAGAACAAATCCTACAATCAATCAAAACCGAACTCGCCAAGATCACTACTACCAATGGCTACGTAACCAATATCGGTACACACGTCTACCGTGGGCGTTATGATCTTGTGGAACCAGAACTCCCAGGCATCGTAATGATAGCCGAACAAGACACCAATGCAGAGCATCTCGGCCACGGTGTGCATGAAATGCCTCTCACTATTGATGCGTTTAGTAAATTCGTTAATTCTGAAGGCGACGCATCTGAACGAGCGGCCCGGACTTCTGAGCATATACTTGGCGACATTCAAGCATGTATGCTGGCTACCCGTATCACTATGCCGTTCACTTCCGGTGTGCGACAACCACAAATCGGCTCAACACTCACTGGATCATCTTCATCCGCTACCGCTGTATTGGAGTCCACCACCCTCTCATCAGGGTCATGGTCATTAGGTACTGCCGCTGGCACATTTTTATTACGACTCCCTTGGGGGTCATTCACCGCCGAAAACTTTCTCAACTCAGGAGGCGAGACCATCGCGGCCACTACCGGAGTCGGTACCCGCTATGATCTATTCTCCGATCTCCTGAATAACGTAGAATACCAACGAGGAGGCTTAGACCCACTTCCTGATCCCGGAGACGATATTGTGAAGATCTCGGTATCGTTTTCTATTTTCTATGCTACACTCGCTGGCAATCCCTATAAACAATCCTAACAAGGAGTACAATCAATGAAATCTAACACAGCTGAGAATGGAAAATTGATGTACGAAGCTGGAGAGACGGCTTACGCTATGGAAGCGTTGACTGACTCTGGCGATAACACCAATTTTACGTCAAACGCGACTTATTGGTCTGACAAATCCGGGTATTCCCCAGTAGTTAGACCTGATGGGTTAATATCAAACCCGTTGTTTATTCCAGATGATGCTGGTGTGAACAATAAAGTAGATTGCCCTGCCTCGACTTGCTATCTCGCTGGGGTGGAAACTTCCATACCTGCCGCTGAAATCACTTGTGCCCGTGGCGCAGGCGCAGCTACCAAATACATAATCAACTCCATTATCGTAACCGCAGCTGGGGCGTACGACGTATTAACCGGCACCGGCCACGCATCCGCTTGGTCATCTACTCGTGGTGCTGCTGGTGGGCCCCCACTAATCACGGTAGGTGCGATAGAGGTCGCTCAAGTTAAATATAATTCAGAAACCGATGCAGCCGTGCTCTCAACCGAAATCTACACGATTCCAGGCTCTACCCAGGAACGCTATGATTACCCTCTCTGGGAAGAGAATTTCTTACCAAATGCTGACGGCACTCGTACTGGCGGCTCAATAACCTTCCTCTCTGCACTTCCGGATGATCATGTCGGGGCACTACCCAAAGGCGTCTATGCGTCTTACGCAGATCCGATATTCGCTGAACTACGCCCAGTGTCAGATTTCGTACCGCCTGAGAACTCTCATTCCGTCTCTTCCAACCAGGTATACCAACAGACCATTGGCTCGCGTTCATCCTCTATTGGTCAGGGATCATTCAACGCCTATCTCCGAACCGGCTACAACGACGCTGTGGTCAAAAACAAAGAGGAGATCCTAGTGTTCAAATTCTTCCCTGATAAATACAAAACAGGCTATATTCTCTGTCAGGGCAAACTCGGAATCACGCGTACATTCCCGGCAGACGACTCAATGGTAGCGGCTTGTACCATCTCTGCTGATGAAGTCGCAATAGACCAAGAATCATAATACAAACCCTTAACCACTAGTACAGGAGCGAACCACAATGGCATTTGACGAAAAGAAGTTCATGAAAACGAACTTCCAGCCCAGAACTCAAGAAGTCCCGGTCCCGGATCTCAAAGATTATTTCTCACCAGATGAGAAACCCATCTTTACGGTCCGGGGCCTCACCGGCCCAGAACTAGCCCACACCCAGGAGGCCGCAGCAAAACAACAGAACATCTCAGCTCTTATAGATGGTCTCTTATCCGGCCATACAGGCGAAAAGGTGGAAGCGATAAGAAAAGCTATGGGTATCACAGACGACGTACCTTCCGATATAGCCAAACGGCTCGAAATGCTCACTATCGCCTCAATCTCCCCAAAGGTCACCCTAGAGGTCGCGGTAAAACTCTGTGACACCTACCCAATCGAATTTTATGAAATCACCAATACCATTACCAAATTGACAGGAAAGGGTCAGGTGCCGGGAAAACCCAAGCCCTCTGGCGAGACCAAAGTGTCAAAGCAGCCTTAGCTTTGTGCTACGCTAGGGGGCTTCTCCTATTTCAGGCTCGTCCTGATTTATTCCCTGAGGGCTATCTCACCGACACCGAGATAGAGCTTTGGGGATTATATTACGCAGAAATAAAAAGGTAATTAAAAACAATGGCAAATGTAAAAAGAACAGTTGATATTATATTCAACGGCGTGAATCTCGTATCGAAACCTGCTATGAGTATAGTAAAATCACTTGATAAGGTGATTGATAAGGTGGAGAGCCTCGCCGCTCCTGTCGCCAATACTGTCGATAAACTACTCAAGATGGAAGCTGCCATTCTCGCTGTCGGGGCCGCAATCGGTACTATCGCCTTAGCCTCATTCAAATCCTACGAATACGCCCTTATCGATCTTGAAAAAGTCCTGAGCGATGGGGAGGTAATAACTGGCAAAAACCAGGTGGCGATGGAAAAACTCGCCATCCAATACGGCATGGGCGCTGCTGACGTAACAAAAGCCACCACCGATTTCAAACGCGCTGGATTCACTCTTGAAGAATCCATAATCCTCCTTAACCGCTCACTTGAACTCTCCAGTGCTGGTATGGTAGGTCTGGCAGACTCGACCAACAACATTATTGCTATCATGAAAGGGTTTGAGTTCGGAGTAAAAGATGCTACCCATGTTGTTGACGTTATCAACAAAGTCTCTGATACCTACGCCACAAACGCCAACGAACTCAGTGACGCTCTCCGCCGTGTTGCCCCAGCTGCCAAGCTAGCAGGTCTCTCGATAGAAGAAACTACTGCTTATATAACCCCAGCTATAGAAGTATTCCGCTCTGGTGAGGAAGCCGGTACTGCTTGGCGGCGCGGGCTGATCAAACTCACTGACGATGCAAAACCTGTCATTGCGGCCTTGGATAGGCTCGGCGTCGCTCAGAGGGAGGGGCCAAACAAGGAACTTCGTAAGGGCGGCGACATACTCAAAGATCTCATCGTGGCAATGCAAGGCGCGACCTCTTCCAACCAACTCTTTGCAGCGTCACAAATCTTTGGTAACCGCCAAGCAGCTAAGATGATTGCTACTCTCCGTGATCTCAACTACACTGCCGGTATCGAAACCGTCGCAAGGATGGTGAACCACCAATACACAATCGACCAAGTTGAGAAGAGGTGGAATTCACTAGAAGTACAGTTGGGCGCGACAAAATCCGCAATCACTTTGGCAGCCGCCGAACTTGGTGGAAACCTAAAACCCGCTGTCGTGAAAGTTCTCGGCGCTACTACCGAATTGTTCTCATCGTTCCGAGATGAACTCCGTGATGGTGCGTTCGATACTCTTTTCAATCTTCTGGAGAACTTCAGTGATGACCTAGCCGACTACCTCAAGAGTGTGGGAATGCAGCTCCCTAAAGCTCTCCAAGAAGTAGACTACAGCGCGTTGATAAAAGCATTTGAAGGGCTATTCGACAAACTCTCCGAGATAGTGGATAGATTTAAACTTGACACTCCTGAAGGACTCCAAGACTTCCTACAAGAAACCACCGACACCTCGGCAGCGTTGGTAGAAGCCACCACCGGACTCGTAAACGCTTTTGATAAAGTCGCTCTCAAGGTACTCAACGTAATACGCGGGTTTACAGAACTCAGCTCGACTCAACAACAAGCTGCTGGAGAATTTGGCGGTTGGGCTAAAGCGATTGACAAATTCGGTGTGAAGATGTTGGGCGTACTCGACTTGGTAGACACCAGGATAAAAACCATCGCCAATATCTTGTCTACTATCGATGCGGGGTCAAGATGGATTGACAATCTCGGCAAGGCCAATGAGGAGCTCGAAAAGACCGACAATTATTCAATATTCAACCTTGGCTCCCGCTGGCTTGACAAACTCACAGGCGCGTCCGGCAGTATCGAGAAAGTTGGCGAAGACGCAAGCAAGATGGCCAATAAGATTGGAAACGCATCGAAAACTACCGAAAAGAATATTGACGATATCGAGTCGGTATTTAAAGACCTCTCCAGATCTGCTGAAACCAATATAGACGATATTAGTGAAATGTTTACGTCTGATCTCGTCAATGCTGTCATTTCCGCTATCGACAAACTCCCTAAGGAAATTTCCACTAAAGTAACCATAGATGACGACGGTATCGACGATGACATCCAGGCTGCCGCTGACAAACTCTTAGCTGCCAACAAGCAATTCACCGAGAACGCCAAGTTTAACGCATCTATTGAAATGGACAGTGCCGCGAAAGACTTTATTGACCGCGTATCGGGTACCGGCGCATACGCTGGAAAAGAAATCGGCGTCTTCACCGACTCCGACCTCGCCTATTTGGAAAATAATCTCGCTGCTCTCAAAAAAGACCTCGCTAATACAACCACTGCTATTGAAGACTCAACCTCTGTTGAACTAGACGTTCCTGACGACAAGAAATTTGAAGCCGCTCAAAAGAAATTATTAGCCGAGATTGACGCCAACGCCGACATTATGGGAGCGAAGATGAAAGGGTTCGCGACTATCATGGAATCCGAGAACGAGACCATCACTGCCTCGTTTGGATCTATAGGTGAATCCATAAACGCGACTGGCGATACACTGTCAAAACTTTATGATCAACTTGGAAGTAAGTCACTTGACATCTTCGCCCAGCAATCAATCCAAAAACGCATTCGTGACGAGGAGTCCCGTCGTGAGGAAGCATTCGCTCTACAGAAAGAACTCACTCTCGCTCAAATTGATCTCATAAAACAACGCGCCTCGGCAATGGCTTCTGGTGATCCACTCATCACCGTCTCAGGCGACGGACTACAACCCCATCTGGAAGCCTTCATGTGGGAGATCCTCTCCGCCATTCAGGTCCGCGTCAATGAAGATTATGGAAACTTTTTATTAGGAATAGGAGCATAGACAACACATGATGTATGTTGGAATATCAACTCAGACCTTCGACCTCCGTGGTAATGTGTTCTTTAAGGCCAATCTAGCTGACACAGATATAAAGACACTCTCACGACGCGCTACTCGCACTGCCACTCTCGATGGAGGTGTTTCGATAAGCGACAGCGGGTATTCCGACGGCGACCGTACTCTAACCATAGTGGCTGAATTGGACGAAGGGCAAGCTACCACTCTCGAATACATATTTAAGAATTATTCCGAAGTGGTTATGGCCATCCCCGAAGGTATATTCCTAGTTAACCTGAATTCACTCCAAAACGATCACGGCCTAATCACGCTAGTCGCATACGTGAGTGAAAAACTCGCCCCTATTGAAATCGCCGACTATTACTGTTCGCTAGATGATACGTTTCACGATCTGGCCTGGTGGTATGTCACTAAGCTCGACGGAACCGAAACCGCTACCAGCTATCTCAAAAGCGCCCGGGATTGGGAATGTAAAATCGATTTACCCGACTCTCTCAATACCCAGATCACTATGCTCTACCAATACCTTATCCCAGATGGTGATTTCAGTATAGACCTCTGCACATCCGACTACACCCCTGACGACGCTACCAACGGCTTCACTTTTGAATTCCGTATCCGCTCATCTGACTCTCTATACTACTCGACAATCAAAATCCGCTCTACTGCTGCTGGAGTGTTTTCAATAACCAAATCCCACAAAGACAACCTCTCGACCTATACCGATATCGACACCGGAATGGGGGAGCCCAGCTCAGTTCGCATAGTCCGGACAGGTAATGAACTCTCTATTGATTATTTTATTACTTCTTGGGAGACGGCGTATACTCACGACTTCTCATCCAACGCAAGTGAGCTTGATCGTATAGAGCTATTAGCCTACGACACCTCTACACGAGGCGGCTCCCTCGACGTAGACAACCTCATGTTTCGTTTGGGGTGTCCTGACGCATATCCGAAAGCCTGGACTACCACAACCTCATCGTCTAGCTCAACAACATCCTCTACAGCCTCAACAACATCCTCATCTTCGTCATTCTCCTCCACTACTACGTCAACCTCATCCACCTCATCTACTTCTAGCTCCTCATCGTCAACTTCATCTACCTCATCCACCGTCTCTACACAATCCTCAACCTATTCCACCACATCATCAATGTCGTCAACCAGCTCGTTATCCACTACCACGTCGTCATCGTCAACCACTACCACATCCAGCTCGTCCAGTTCAACATCCTCTACAGCGTCTACTACTAGTACACTATCCACGACATCATCCACCGCATCAACCTCATCAACGTCATCTACAGCCTCTACTACCTCGTCAACAGCCTCGACATCATCTACACTATCAACAATTTCGACATCATCAACATCCAGCTCTTCCTCTACCACTACTACTACTAGCTCGTCTTCTTCTACATCATCTACTACCTCGTCATCTACTTCTACCTCATCATCTACATTATCAACAACATCATCAACCTCTTCAACGGCTTCTACACTATCCACCACAACCTCTACTATCTCGCTAACCACCACTACAACTTCTCTCTGTGTTTATGATGAATCCTTCGCATCTCTGGATAACTGGACAGTTACCAATAACGGCGACGGCAGCTCCACAATACAAGCTGGCCAACTAAAGATGCTAGTAGGCGACGGCAACAGCGGCAATACCCAGTGCATATACGACTATCGCGCATCTTCAGGAGATTTTGATATCAGAATCGATCTCGATAGCTACTACTCAGAATCTTCATCTAACGGCTCAAAGATCTATCTCGATATACGCAGTAGTGTATCGACACCAACAGAGCAAGCCTACGTTGGGTACTACATCGACACCTCTCACACTGTCGTGGCTAATGCTACTATAAACTCAGTAGATCAGGGCGAAACATCGGACACAATAGCAGGCGTGCCGTCTCGACTTAGGGTAACCCGCGAGGGCAATAACGTCCGAGCGTATTATTACTACGCCGGCAGCTGGACTCAACTCGATGCTTGGAATTTTTCAGCGTTCGCAGCTAATCTCGCTCACGTTAGAGTGTTGTTTGTATCAAACCCAGGCGGGCAAGTGCTGATGGACGATCTTAAATTCGTCGATGGGTGCCCAGGCCCAACTACTACTACAACCTCATCTACGATCTCTACATCGTCTACCTCTAGTACCGCTTCAACGTCCTCAACTACTATATCGACTACCTCCACCACTGCGACACTCAGCACAACTACTACCACGGTATGTTCGTATAATGAAGAGTTCACTAACTTAGATGATTGGCAGATCAATCACGACTCTTATTCCGACATCACCAGCGTGTCTGGTAAAATGCGAGGCTCAATAGATTATAGCCATAGTGCAGAGGCGACAGCTGATTACCTATATGCTATCAACGCTGGGGATTTTGATATACGTGTTGATCTCAGTAATGAAGATTATGAACAGGCTGATAATGGTATATACCCAGTGCTGTACGTTGGTGATGATGTACGAAAAAACTCTGCTGATAATTGTATTTACATAACAGCTCATAGGACAGATGCCGGGTATTTAATTAGAGAGTACCTAGTGATAAATGGCGTATCTGATGATGAGTATTTGACCACATCAGCGTCATTACCACAAAAATTAAGGATAACACGAGTAGGAACTATACTACAAACTTACTACTACAATGGAGCATCTTGGGTAGCTGCTACATCGTCACACGACTTCACATCCTACGCCGCCTTAATCGATAGTGTGACGTGCTTTGTGTACAGTTATGTTAATGGGGGCCACGTAGACTTCGACAATCTTACATTCCGCCATGGATGCCCAACAGGTACTACAATATGGACAACCTCTTCTACAACCACTTCTACTACGACCACCACCTCGACAATCGTAACAACTACAACCACTATTATACCATAATATGAGCGTAAGAGAAATTAACTTTAAATTTGTATTATCCCACCCCGACCTCGGTGATGTGACAATACCAATATCGTCATTAACAGCTCGTATTCGTGAAGGTTCGCCCTCCTATCTCCAGGTGGTCGTCCCTAACTACTCAGACTACGTAGACGACATACTCTCCCGCGTCAACCACTGCCGTGACTGCGAGTTAATCATTTACAAAATCCAAGACCGCGACACCTCTAACCCAATCGAAATCCTAACCGTGGATTTTGAGAATGTCCGTATCGATTACGGTAGTCGATCACAATCCGCGTTTTTTGTAGGTCACCGCACTCTCTGGAACGCCTCTCCTCAAACCATCACTCTCCAGGACGTAGACTATCTCCGCTCAGGTATCGACATCGAAACCGGCACCACTACTCGACTGCGATTTACCGCTTACCAAAACGTCACCGCTGGCGATACCGTATCTTATACATTGAATGGCGAGGCGTATAGTTTTGAGGTAGCATTACTCACTATCAACGCTACTCAGTACGATTTTGAACAGGAGGCGTCAAGCGGGTAATGGGCAAGGCTACTATACTCGGATCTGGCGACAGAAACCTAGCGCGGGGGCGATACCGCGTGCGCATAGAGAAATCTGACGAGCGCGCTCTCAATCAGGCCAAGATACTATCCAAAGAAATACAGTTCCTTGATACTACCATAAGTGAACGCTCTCAAGCGTATGATAACGCTCAACGTGCTCACCAAAGAGCTGAATCCGATCTTAATGCGATTGTACGTCAGCGGGTAGAGAGCCCGGGGGAAAACCCAGGATCAAAAGTAAACTCAGCAGTATCAGCTGAGCGCTCAGCCTACTCCGCACTACTCAGCGCTAAAAGCCAATACCAAACCGCTGTACTAAAACAAAAATCACTCGAAAAACAACGAGACTATCTCAATAATCTAGTCACTGAGGATATCCGAACAGTCTGGTGCGCCGACTGTACTCGCAACCTAACTGGCTCTGTAGGGACTCTCGAAATCCCCAACACTGACGACACTATTCTAATACACCCAGGTGGCGCTGACGGGGAAGATTCTGAATATTCCGAATCCCGCGATGGCCAGCTCAGATCTGTCGCATCAATGTCTCCTGCCGAGGCTGCCTACAACTACACTCTATTTCCTGGATGGCAGAAGTGGAAACCTCTATATCGATTGGGCACCATTACCCAGCACATCAAAAACAATAGTAAATGCTCGGTGCTACTCGATGCCTACTCGACAGCTCAGGGCTTAGCCACCGATGTAACCCGTACACTCACTAATGTCCCTATGGTATATAAGAACCGCGATGACGGTGGGCCCTACGAGATAGGTGATAGAGTTGTTGTCGGGTTCTATGGCCAAAACTGGGAAGCCCCTCGCGTGATTGGGTTTGAAGACAATCCTTGCACAACTTCATCGTCGTCTACCACCACTTCAGCACCGCCAGACGTTCCTGGTATATTCCAAATCTCCTATATAGGGGGTGATCTATATAAATTCGCCGGATGGTCAAATACTCTTCTGGAAACAGAATCCAACTCAATAGGCGGTCGGTGGCGTGGGTGCTGTCGTGGGCCTGGCGAGAACATGATTGCGGCTGAGCAGCACTCTCATTTCAATCTTTATCAATTCAGCGGGATCTCCACCATAGTAGACTCAGTAATTGGCGACATATCAGCTCTTCCAATCTCAGGACTATACTACGACGAAACCACTACCAATCTCGTAAGTATCCATGGTGGTACTCTACGCGTTCACAACGGCGTCAGTACCGCAATCTCTTCCACACTAACATTCCCATACGCTGACTCCCTCACTGGTTTTGTCTCTCTGGATGGTGCGTGCTCATTTTTGGGGGATCTCGTTATGAGTGTGCATTGGTATTCAATCGCCGAAAGCAAATACAAAGCTCAACTCTGGCGTATGGTGGGGTACTCATCTACGCTTAGTTCTGTTCTAGCTGACTACACCGCGTATTGGAATTCCGTACTGGCTCACCCTTTTGTCTATTCCAGCGGGTTCGCTTTTCATATATTCGGACTCAATAAAATGATCAAATATGAAGTATCACCACCGGGTCCCGGCCTAGTCATTAACGACTTCTCCCCTGGATGGCCCGGCACACAATTTGTCGGAGGCGGCTATGCGGAATACGCCTAGAACATCTCCTGCTAGCAAATGATGTAAACTACAACCAAAATCCTCCAGTCTGGAAGATACAAAACACAAAGGAGGGATGAATGCCAAAAATAACCCAGTACGACCAGGTACCCGCTCTACATTGGTCAGATCAACTCGTCGTCGTGCAAAACGGGCACACATACCGATGCACAATCGAGCAGATCTATGAACTAATGGGGCATACCACTACGTCGTCAACCACGACCACTTCAACCTCAACCTCGTCCTGCTCATCCACGTCCTCTACTGCTTCTTCGTCATCTTCTACATCCTCTACAGCTAGTACGCTAAGCACAACGTCGAGTTCAACATCCTCGTCGTCTTCTACATCGTCCACGTCATCCTCGTCCTCGACCACATCTACAAGCTCATCTACCTCTACCACCACGTCCACGTCCTCTACAACCACTACATCATCTTCTACGTCCTCATCGTCGTCATCCACTACAACCTCAACGACACTATCTACTACGACCTCTTCATCCTCGTCTTCATCTACATCATCTACTATATCCACAACCTCGTCTACGTATTCAACTACCTCATCTACCTTGTCTACAACCTCTTCCTCATCCTCTACGTCCTCCACAGCGTCTACATTATCTACTACGTCATCTACAACCACCTCGTCATCTTCATCTTCAAGCTCCAGTACACTCTCAACTACCTCGTCTTCTATGTCAACCACCAGCTCTTCGACATCCACAACATCTTCAAGCTCCAGTACTAGCACGACGGCCTCAACTATCTCAACCACGTCATCTACAACAACAACGTCTTCAAGCTCTAGTACTACATCATCTACAGCATCTACACTCTCAACCACATCGTCTTCTTCGTCTACACTGTCCACTACCTCTTCTTCTTCGTCTACACTCTCTACTACCTCTTCCTCTATGTCAACCACTAGCTCGACATCCTCTACTGCATCCACACTTTCCACAACCACATCCTCTTCCTCATCCTCTACGTCCTCCTCAACGTCCAGTACAGCATCTACGCTCTCTACTACATCAACGTCCTCAACTACGCTCTCCACCACGTCTTCTTCGACAACCTCTTCCACTACCACAACCTCTTTTTCTACCACAACATCTACCACAACATCTACTCATACTTCTACCTCTTCTTCTACCACTACTACCACTTATTGGTGTGAATACAGCGAGACATTCGAGGATATGACACGATTTTCAATCACTGAAAACGGAAACTCCACGGCCACATTAGTAGGCAATAAGCTAAGACTATATTGTAGTTCAGATGATGGGGAGCTAGTTTACGCAGATTACCAGTATATGTTACCATCGGGCGATTTTGATGTGAGTGTTGACATATCCAACTATACCCCCGACCCGACTGAATTAGGAAACTCATTCTTCTTCTTTTTTATTGATTCTGCTCAAAGCCAAAGCAGTTATGCTAGGCTGTTATTGTGGCAATACTCCGAGGGGGATTACAGAGCGCAGTCTAAACTTACCGTAAGTGGTGATAATCAATACAGCCAGGATAGTGGGTTGACTAGTCTACCGGCATCGGCTAGAGTGACTAGAGTGGGGAACGTCTTGAGCACCTATTACTACTATAATGGATCTTGGGTTCTAGTAGATAGTAGAGACTTTGGCGGCCAAGCGTCTGCCATAGAAGGCATTAGACTAGAGGCGCACGGGTCCGCAAGTGACCAAGGTGGTTATTTCGACTTAGATAATCTTACGTACAATACGTGTTGTCCAGACGGGTATCCTAAGTTCTGGACTACGACATCATCTAGTACGACAACCACAACCACCTCGTCTTCAACGTCTTCAACCTCATCCACAGCCTCCACACTCTCAACAACCACAACCACCTCGTCTTCAACCTCATCCACAGCCTCCACACTCTCAACTACCTCGACAACGCACACTTCGACTACCTCGTCCTCGACTTCATCAACAGCATCAACACTCTCCACCACAACCTCATCATGCTCTACTACATCCTCTACAGCATCGACGTTATCCACTACCTCCTCTACACACACTTCTACCACTACTACCTGTACTACAACCTCTACTCCTCCTCCATAATAACTAACTGAATGCCATTGGGAGTGCGGTTCACCAAAGTTCATGGGCTGGCTTTGGTGATCCCCTCCCGCTCCTGGCATATCAAATATCGAACAGCCTGTAATGGGAGATGTTCAAAAATTGAACAGATTCAAAATACCAAATACGAAATATCAATGACATAGGATTGGTATGATATATGCTTGTCTGTGAGAGACAGGATCATTGAACGGGATGGTTGATCTGAGTGGTCGCTATCCCGTTTGTTTTATTCACTGATAAGGAGGAGGACCTAAATGAAAATTGGAATCATCACTACATTCCAATCCTTTATGCCGCAGTATTCGCTGACCGGCATAGTAAAGGACCGGGCAGAAATGCTCACTAAATACGGACACGAGGTGCATTTATTCGTGTCTGAACGCTACCATGGCGAGGAGTTCCCTGCCGACGTAATACTCGAAAAGAAAATCCCGTTCACCCATCTGGCAGACTATCACACGCTCGCGCAATTCACAGGTGAAGACCAATCGTACAAACCCGCGCCGGGAGTCAGCACCCCCGCCGAACACCAACAGATCAAGAACAAAACCGCTGCGATGCTCAGAGAAGAACTCAAAGACTATGATCTGGTGTTTACCGAAGACATTGTGTTTCAAGGCTGGCACTTACCATTCGCTGTCGCTATTATGGAAGCGTCAAAGGACTTACCAAATGTCAAATGGCTACACGCGATTCACTCAGTACCGTCAGCCGAGTCTGATTTCTGGCAGATCAAGCTCTACGGGAAGCGCCACAAACTCCTATACCCAAATCGCTCTGACGCGCTGAGAGTGGCTGAACAGTACCGAGGCGTGATGGACGATGTGAGAGTAATACCCCATATTAAAGACATACGGTCTCTATGCGATTATAGCGAAGATACCAGGCAGTTCATCGATACCTACCCAGGTGTAATGCAAGCGGAGATAGTTCAAATCTACCCAGCGTCGGTGGATCGACTAGAGGCTAAGCGTCTCTCTGAAGTGTTGGGGATTTTCGGGCACTTTAAGCGCTTGGGTAAATCCGTGTGTTTGGTCATTGCCACCCAGTGGGCCACCGGCCAGAAACAACTCGACATCATCAACAACTACAAAAAGCAAGCAGTGGATCTCGGTCTCACCATCGGTACAGAGATTATATTCACACCAGACTTCAAGCCCGCAGGCAAAGAGGGGCGGTTCGGCGTGGGCATACCCAAACACATGATCCGGGAACTATTCCAATTATCGAATGTATTTATATTCCCTACCCGCGAGGAGACGTTCGGGCTAGTACTCCCAGAAGCGGCTCTGTGTGGGAGCCCAATCGTCGTACTCAATGGTTCACTTGATATGATGCACGAGGTGAGTGGGTATAATGCGCTGTTCTTTGATTTCGGGTCATTCAATCGTGGCGTGAATCACATTAACGGCATAGATCCGTTATTGCGCGATATCGCTCTGATTGTGTTGGGGCGGATATTGGCTAATGAGAGTGTGAGGTTGAAGACGTTCATGCGGCGGCATTATAACTATGATTATCTATATACGCGATACTACGGTCCGATATTGCAAGAGAGTAGGTTGTGGGTATGATAGTTATAACTGATGTTAAATATTTTAAGACTGCTAATCACAGTATTGAATTGGAAGAAAGAGATGACGAAAAACGCTTTAAATTCAGAACTAGAGAAAATAACAGTCCAGCTAAACTAGAACTAATACGCGGTATAGACTATGTGGTACCTGGAAAGCCAGCTGTAACGATAGGTATGACTAAGAGAGTACAGAATATTATCGGTATAGCATTCGACTGCGTTCATGATCAGTCTGAAAGAATAGTTGATCAGAATTACGAAATCAAAAAACTACTACGTGTGGATAAAGAGCGTCGAATCTCAATGGATAAACTCAAAGGCACACTCGCAGGAATGGAGAACAAATTATCAAAACTCAAGAGGCTTACCATTTGGGGTAGGCTTGTATTTTTATTAACTGGCAAGATATAAAGGAGAAAATCATGCCATTATTTGAAGTAGCAATAGTCGAAGAGCCAACCAAAAAGGAACAAGAAGAAGAAGGTAAACAAGAAGTATTAAAATACTTCACACCCAACCCAATAGTCGCTAAGGACTCACACGAAGCCAGCATCGAAGCGTATATGCAATGCTCAGGCGAAGTGGATAAAACTCGTATGAAGGTGTATGTGCGCCCTTTCTAAATGGGTGGGATACTCAAATAAAAAGTAGCCGTATACCCACCTACGACGCTACTGTACTTGGTACTAATAAGACAGAGAAGTTGTATAAATGGTTAGACGGAACTATTGGCCGTCTGTATACCTTTACTCCAGGGGAAGAAAGTACGAGTACATCTACGTTATGCACTACAACCACTATATATAGAGGAAAGGATCTGTAGTATATGCCACAAAAACTAATATATCTCTACACCTCAGGGGGTGCTCCTATCGCCTACCCTTCCGATCCTGCCCCGCATTTTGACCCCGACCGAACCACTCGCAACAAATTCGCTATCCCAGCCTATTCAGACGGTATGGTGAATATGTTCAAAACCCTCACCGACCAGCACCACATAACTGACCTGCGCGTGTTTGTAGATTCCAAAATCTCCCCCGGCGTCCTTAATCTAGGTCACCGATCAGCTCTCTACACAATCCCTTCAATGGCCATGGTAGCTAACATCATCCACCCTGGAGATATATTAGTAGTGAGGGGAGGGTTCAAAGCATGGTACCCTCTCCTCAATCACATATATAAACGCCGGGAAAACTGGATACTGTTCTACCGCGCTAATACCAATCGACACCCTTGGCCATTCTGGGACATCACGCTGAATGACCTGATTGACACGCCTAAACTCGCTCGTGGTCGGCTCCATTTTCCATTTTCAAAACCCGTCAACGAAGACATATTTGGTATCATAGACGCGTCAAATACACTCCCCAAAGAATACGACGTAATGATAGGCGCATCCCACATACATAAGAAAAAGGGTCAACATTTCACCGTACAAGCTCTTCAAAAGTATTACCACCTATTCGGGGTCAAGCCCCGCGCTATACTCCCCGGCGGGTTTATGCGGGGGATTTCAGTGAAAATAATCCGCGACATAATTAGTTCTGGTGATGTGGATATAGAAGGACCAATCAACATGACACGACAACAGCTCGCTTTGGCTATGAATCGCACTAAATTATTTGTGCATCCAGGATACGGTGGCCAGAATGATCGTGGTATTCTGGAGGCCATGTGTTGTGGGTGCTTACCACTAATATTCGGAGAGCGCCACGTATCGCCTACGATCTGGACACATTCGGTCCACATACCTCAGGACCCGGCTAATATCGCCTGTATAATAAACCAAGCACTTAATGTGTACCCGGAAGTAGACCACACCACTTACAAGAGGATCAATGGTCTACACGAGATAGCTATTCCCAAGATGCTCGATATTCTGGAATTTATCGAAGCTAACCCCCGACCGGATCGTCGGGCCGCAGGACAGTATTTTATGGAGAAATATCAAAATGTATGATTTAGACATAGCGTATAATAAAAAATTCTTTGCACAACGAAAATCACTTAGTTGGCGCGTACCAATCGTAGTGGATGCAATTATGGAGGTTTTCAATCCCAAATCCGTAATCGATGTCGGGTGTGGTAATGGGGATCTGCTCACTAGGTTTAGTGAGAGGATAAAATCCCCCTGCTACGGTATCGAAGGCACGGCAAACGCATTACCAGCAGTGGGCATACCAATGAACAACTACGTGTTTATCAGAGATCTCAGAAAACCTATTAGAGAATTACTAATCCGAAGAGCCGATATCGCTATCTGTTTCGAGGTAGCTGAACACTTAGAACCAGAGTATGCCGATATATTTGTAGATAATCTCTGTTCATTTTCAGACATGATTGTAATGACCGCCGCACCCCCTGGCCAGGGCGGTAGGTGTCATGTTAATTGCCAGTCGTATCCGTATTGGTTTCATAAATTCACTGACCGGGGGTATCGAGCACGAACCGACTTGGTAATGCAGCTCCAGCGTAAATGGGAGCCCTGGCAACACAAGAAAGGTATAAAGGCGTATTATAATAACCTCATGATATGGGAAAGGATAGCCAAATGACAGATGAGAGGATAAAAACTATTCTTTATATATTAGAGAGAAAACCGCCTGTCAATTTCAATGATTTAGGGCATCTGAGATTTGAATTAATATCAATTATACGAGAATTACTACAATATCGTATAACGATAAAGGATTCTATGTCTGAAAAGATACAACGGAAGGAGATAGAGTCATGAGTATCGACATAACTATAACCGCGACATGCCGACCGGAAATTCTCGACCGGACCCTCTCGTCATTCTGTCGTAATATGTTCGGCCCTCACATGAACATAATCCGAAACGTATTCATCAACATCGATCCGTGTGGAGTGAGCGATCAGCACGCGGTATTTCGAGTATGTAAGCAGCACTTCCGCCCACATATAATCACCGCGCACATGCCCAACGAGTCCTCATTCCCAAAGGCGTTCATCTGGACCTGGCAACAAGCCCTTCAATCCGATAGTGAATGCGTATTCCACTTAGAGGACGACTGGGAACTCCTACATCCCATCAACCTCCAACAAATGCTAATTCTACTCTGCATTTACCCGGAACTTGAAATCCTCCACCTCTCCGCATTCCGTTCCGGCACCCACGTAATGAAATGCTGGGACAAAATGGTTTATTGGAACGGTACGTTTTTCGAGGTTGATAAACACCTACGTGGATTACTGGGGTATTGTGGACACCCCTCGCTAATACGTAAGGACTTCATTAAACACGTCCTTCCGCACCTGGATGATACTAAGAACCCAGAGAAGCAAATCAAAGGTGGAAACGCAAATTTCGGGCAGTATATTACGGATCATCGGTATGGGTGGTATCAAGAACAAGACCGTTTGGCGTCGGTGAAGGATATCGGGCGCGCTTGGATGGTCGAGCAAGGATTCCGCAAAGCCGGTAGTAAGGCGTGGTTCACGGAATGGGAAACACAATCTGGAGAAAAAATTCCGAAGATAATCGAGGATGATTCCGATAAGAAATCAAGTACGGGATTGAGGATAATAAAATAACCCTGGAAAAAGGAAAGGAGTCGTCGATTATGAAATTATTTCTGATAATAGTAACAGTTATCTGCGTGTTAGCAGCTGCATGTCTACTTTTTTGTTTAGGTGGACGTTGGGAGGCGTATTCAATACAACTAGACTTACAAAAAACAGGGCAGTCAATAAGTAGAACAGGGGATAATAGCTTTATTCTGATAACTGGTGATGTCGAGCCTTATTTTCCATCAATGGAGGACCAGCAGTATGAAATCCGAAATCATTAACAACAACTCAATAACCTGTTTGCTAGTGCGCCCGGAATCGCCCGAAGAAGTAGCTCAAATATCCACTCTAATCCAGGCATTCAGGGATGGTACCGGCACTGTATTGGTATTTCTCGATGAAGAGCCTAGTACACGAGCCGCGTCGATAAGCCCCAGCGATGGCGGCAATAGGGTACACTAAAATGACAATACTAAGAGGAAAAGGATCAGTATATATGAAAAAAGAAGGTCAAGACAAATGGGAAGAAATAAACACGACGCCAATACCAGAGAAGCAATCCAGGACTAGAACAGTCGGTAGGTTCATCAAGCGCATGGCGTTTTTGGTAATCGAAACCTTGATCCGCAGGTGGTTGAAAAAATAGGAGCATTACGATATGCAAATAACAGATAAGAATAGATTAGATTTTTTACAAAAACTAACTGATGAAGCAAAGTATACAGGTACAGTTATATTGCGGGATTCCATAACTGGAAGAGGGTGGAGACTTCATGAAACTAGTCTACCAGATGCAGTATGTAATGTACGTACAGCTATTGATAACTACATAAAACGGAAAAAGAAATAGTATGAACACGCTAATATATATTGTACTAATACTAATATCTTTCGCCCTACCGGCATTGATGTATTTCAAACTCAACATTACACTGCCGTATTGGCACTGGGCGGTCGGGATGATTTCCGGTACGGTATTGGGGTATATGGATTGTATGCTGTTTGAGAAACCAGAAAACATACCCACTGACGAGATAGTTATTGATATCCCCATAAACCCAGTTTGCCGCTTTTGTCATTATTGGGTAGACAACCGATGTTGGTGGACATATATGCAACGATTTGGGGATCATGAATGTAATTATACACCGAAAGGATTACTGGAGAGGAGTAATAAGTGACAACAAACACCACCAAAACTACAACGTGGACTAGATCTACCAGTTCCACAATGACAAGTACATGGTGTACTTCATATTCGAGTTCAATGCTGCCTAAGGAGTATTTGAATTTTGATTATAGCGAAAGCTTAATACATACTATGGTTAGATTAGCTAAATATTATTTATTATTTAAATGGTTAGGATTATAATATGAAACTATCAATAATAACACCATTCTGTGGGGAATACCCACAGAATTTATTCACAATAGTATCACTTTGGAATCAACTCTGTGATACAGATATAGATTTTGAAGTGATTATGGTAAATAATTGGAATAGTAAAGTCGCAGCACAGGCTGATTATTCTTATACCTGTCCTGATTGCGGCAAAATTCGTAAGATAACTAGAGGAGAAGCCAACAAATACAGGCCCCCCTACAACAGAGAAGATCCAGGTGGTGATCGTGTGAATTCTTACTCAAGAATACATCCATGGCTCAAATATGTAGAGTATTCAGATAAACTCTCACATTGGAATGCTAAAAACGCTGGTGTAGCAGCCTCCACCGGAAGTATATTATTCTTCATAGACGCACATTGTGCTCTTAGACCGCAATCACTGGTAGATATGTTTCAATATTATACACAGCATCCAACAGCGATGCTCGATGGCACGTTACACATGCCTCTAGCGTATTTCCTAGAAAGAGATGGTAAGCAGTTAATTTATAAACTAGTATCCCAGCCTGATAAAGCACTGTATCATTACTCATTTACTAATTATAGAAAGGCAGAAGAGCCTTATATAGTACCTTGTATGTCTACGTGTGGTATGATGATGTCGCGCTATCTTTATGATCTACTTGGTGGATGGCCTAAAGAACTTGGTATCTATGGTGGGGGAGAAAATTTCATCAATTTCACTCTCGCGGTGTTAGGGAAAACCGTCAGCATATACCCGACTAGAGCTTTACATCATCTAGCTGAGAAACGTGGATACAATTATGAGTTTGTAGACTATAAACGTAATCAGATCATAGCTACCTATATGTTTGGTGGCAAAGACAGAGCAAAGAAATTCTCCCGGCACTGTAAACTAGACCAAAAAACCGCTGCGAAGATCGTAGACGACATCGTGGCGAAATGCGCTGATCATCGTGGACATATAAAAGATCAACAAATCATCAGTATAGAGGATTGGTATGACAAATGGGTGCAACCGTGAGACAAACTCAATACTTTAGTACAATACAGGATTTATCGCTAACTGCCCAACAAGAGGCCCTACTACACTCGCTTATGCCGATTGTGCACAGTGTTTGCAGTACGTTTAATGTCCAGATTCGTTCAAAGGGCGACGACAGGACGCATACTAACTACGATGATATGGTGCAGATGGCATGTATAAAATTAGTACTGGCGATAAAGAGAAGTGGATTAATAGATAGAGAATTTCCAGTTAGGTACTATACCAGAGTAGTAAGTAATGCGTGCCTCAATCAAATACACAGAGCCCGTATACGAGACTACAAGAAGTATCATTACGACTTAGACACAGCTGTCAATATACCAAGCACGGGATCGGTAGAAGACAAGATACTAGCAGAGCAGTTATTGGATAAGGTTCCCACTGACATTACACGCAAGGTGTTAATACACTACTATGGTATAGATTGCGCCCCTAAGTCGTTAGAGTGGATTAGCGATAATCTACATATAACGCGGGAATCGGTATCAAGAAGACTCTGGCAGATGAAACAGAAACTAAAAAAGGAAGCACACAAATGGGTGACGAGCAATTAAAGATGCTAATGGAGAATTACAAATCCCAAGTGGAAATGAACACTAAACTACTGGAGCAGCAGAAATGGTTTTTGACCCGATTAGAAGAATCTACCAACAGGCTTGTAGAGGCGATACACGCTCAGACTACTGGTATCCAAGGGAGTATAGAGACAGAGACAGCGAGGTTAGGGCAGAAGATGACAGAGGAACACGGTGGATTAAGCATTCGGATATATCTCGCACTAGGAGGGATGGTTAGTATATTAGCGACATTAATTACATTGTGGGTGGTGAAATAAAATGTTAGATATAATAAAAAGAATGGAGCGTTTAGCTGAACTGGAGTATGATAAAATGTCTCAGCCGGGCGGTAAATTAAAATGTGATTGTGGTAGAATATTCGATCCAGACAAAGAAGGCGGTACAGTTTCACCAAATCCATACGCCATGCCGGTGTGTGGTGAGTGCTTAGAGGAAGCGTATAATAGATATGAGGAACAAAATAGTAATGACAGAATTACCAATAACTAAATGTTTATGCGGCGCAAACCCGGTAGTAGAAAAGGCGGAGATAATATCAGAGGATTACCTCGGTTCGATATGGGTAGAATGTCCTAAGTGTGGCCGTAAGGGACACCCCAATATCTTACGCAAAGACGCTATCTGGTGCTGGAATCGCATGAGGGAGATGGATAATGGACGATGATAACTGTTATATATGTGGAGTCAAAAGAATACTAGTTAAGCCAGGGGTGACGGCGTGCCCTAATTATTATGGATCGCCAATGCACAATTGCGATTGGGTGGTATTTCAAATGAGAGATGGATTGACTGAAGAGAAGGCAAAAGAGGAATGTAAAAAGCGTTTAGAGAGTACATATAAATGTACTTTAGAAGAGTATTTAACCGCACTTAATAATTTACCGGATGATTGGAGTAGATCATGACCAATAACGAAGTAATACAAGATTTCAGGGTTCGTATGCAGGAGCCCTATAGAGAGTACCTGAAGAACGTCTCAGAGATGGCCCCATCGCTCAAGACCTTGGAGTTGTTATTGAGGTTATGCACACCTGGCGATAGTGTCCTAGATCTAGGTACCGGATTTAGTTCGTATGTATTGAGGTCATATTTTGGAAAGTTGAGCCTGGAGATATTGTCGGTGGATGATAATGCCGGCTGGCTGGTAAAAACCAAAAAATACTGCGATAACAAGCTGTGTTTCGACACTGGCGGGTTTGTTCCTTGGAATTTATTGGATAGTAGGTGCAAGGGCCCTGTAGACATAGTGTTTATGGATCTGGGAACGACCCGACGCCGAGTATACTACTATGGGGAACTTCTCGAAAAGTATTGTAATGAGAAGACTTTTATTTTATTCGACGACATGCACAAAAAGGTACTCCACCACGCACTACACCAAGAACTCAAGAACTACACGTATTTGGATATTCCGGTAATGGACATTACCAAGGACGAGTTTGGGAGGTATTGTAAGCTGATTACCAGACTGAGGAGGAAATAGGACTATGACTGCGCAAGAAGCGATAAAAATAGCAGCTAGGCTAAGAGTGGTGTCTCTAGATGAGTGCCCGCCAGGATCACGATTGCCCAATGGGTTTTGTGAAAAACAGATTAAATGTGTGGAGTGCTGGACTAGATTCTGGAGAGGTGGATACAAGAAAGTACCATATAATAAACCAAAGGAGGAGTAATATCATGACTGCTGAAAAACTATTAGAATACATAGCCGATTCTTTGGATTTTAGTTATAATGACGATTGGCCTGATGACCCTATGGTTACGCTTGGAGAATGTTTACCAGGCATGAATGCTAATGAGTGCGAGAAAGGCATCAGTGGATGCTTGGAATGTTGGAAAAAGTTTATGAGAGGGGGCTATAAGCAGCATAGGACGGAGGGGGTGTCGAATGGGTAAATACACAAACGAACCTCGACTTCACCCCGCAACCGGTGAAGAGGGCGATAGCGCAAAATTCCAGGTCCGCATGGACCCAAACTGGATACGACAAATGAACATCATAGTGAAATCTCCTAAATTCCCCTATGTCTCAAAAGGCGAGATCGCCAGAGACGCGCTGTTCCGGCATTTCATCTGGCTTGAAACATTTGAGATCCCAGAGGGGTCAATACTTCACCAGATCCAATCAATGGTGGATATGTTAGAGGAAGAGAAGATCCAGCAGGGATTTGAGAGGGTTGTAAAGAACCTGGGCGAGCGGGTATCGTACTTCACCCAGAGCGGAGCGAGAAACGAAGCGATTAAGTGCGTTCTGCGTACCCTGGGGTATGTGGATGAGATGGTAGAGGGGTATTGGAAAGATAAATTCAGTAGAACGATAAGAGAGAGATATGCGGGGTTATTAAAGTGCGCGCCGAAAGCGAGTCTAGGGAGTACAAAGGCGATCAGTGAGAGTGAGAGTGAGGGGATTGAGGAGATGTTAAACGCAGATATATCAGAGGAGGATATACGATAATGGAAAGATTGAAAATGTTAATACTAGTAGTATTGCCAGTATTATTGATAGGCTGTTCTGGAACGGCGGCATGGACTAACGCAACCAATCCAATAGAAAAAGGGCTAGTTTATGTGGGATCTGCGATAGTTATTCATGGTATACTACAGGTCTGTTTTAGAGAGTAAAACACCAAAACCTAGATCAGAGGAGGATATACGATAATGACATTACAAGAACTAGTGGACTATATGAAACCTGATTTTTTGGATAGATGTGATAGGTGCCCACCAGACAACGATATGAAAGATGGTTGTAAATACATAAGAGATAGGGCAATACCTAACTGTTTAATTTGTAAGAAAGATTTTGTCGAAAACCGATATAAAAACTACAACCCAAACAGTAGCACCACTTGCAGTAGTATCGTAGAGGTGCCACATTCGACACCGAGTTGGGGGGTCTGATCAGTGATTTATTTACCATCACCAGTCGATCTCGGACTACCATCAAAATTTCGCAAATGGCGTAGTGGGCAGGTCCACGCCATAATGGATATGGTAGACCACAAGCAGCGATTTCTAACCCAAATCCAACCTACCGGGTCTGGCAAGTCTCTCTGCTACGTGACATCTGCAATGCTGGGCAGTGGGCGTACCTTAATCCTCACATCACTCAAAGGTCTCCAGGATCAGTTAATGACCGACTTCAGCGACGAGCCAGGGCTGGTAACGGTAAAAGGAAAATCCGCCTATGAATGTCCCAAAACACACACGTCTTGTGAGTGGGCTCCGTGCAATTTCGGATCATTTTGCAATTATAAGCGCGAACCTGGATGTCCTTACCACGACGCGATACGCCGCGCCAAAGTGTCCGATATAGTGGTAGCGAATTACTCATTCTGGCATTCACACAAACCCGGTATACTGGGGGATTTTGACCTATTGGTATGTGACGAGGCTCACAACGCAGTCAATCACCTGACCGATAGTCTGTCAGTGTATTTGACTAGGAAGTCGCTGACGAAAACAGGGATCAAATGGCCTGAGAAGTCAGCTAACCACTGGGAATGGGCCAACTACGCATACCACACTATCGATGTGGCTATCAAAGAGCGACTACAGAAACACGCGGGGGCTGTGAGGAATCTGACCAGCGAGAGTTTTAAAAGCTTGCATAAGCTCAAAATGAAACTAAAGCGCCTGACTGAGCAAAACCCTGCTCAATGGGTAGTGGAGTATTTTCATGATTACATCACGTTCGATCCGTTGTGGCCACCGGAGTTCGCTGAACCGATGTTATTCAGGGGTATTGATAGGATTTTGTTGACATCCGCTACCATGGGCGAGAGCACGCTAAACATGCTAGGAGTGCCTAAAGACAATTCACTCACTAAGGAATACCCGTCATATTTTCCAACAGAGCGGAGACAGGTATACTACATCCCTACTACACGAGTGGATTTTCGCATAGACAATCTCGGTTATGAACTCTGGTGTAATCGAATCGACCAGATAATCTCCAAGAGGCTTGACCGAAAAGGTATCATACACACAGTGAGTTATGCCCGACGCGACCGGATTACTAATGTGAGTGAATACTCGGAATATTTCTATACCCACGCTTCTAGGGGGATGCTGGCGTCGCTACAGAAGTTCCGCAATGCTCTCAAACCAGCGATATTGTGCTCGCCATCAGTGGTGACGGGGTGGGATTTTCCCTATGATCAATGCGAGTATCAGATCATAGGTAAGATACCGTTCCCGGATGCGCGACGAGCGGTGGACAAGGCGCGTAAAGAAAGAGATCCAGATTATCATTGTTGTATGGCGATGCAGAATTTAGTTCAGACTTGTGGCAGGGGGATGAGGTATCAGGATGACCAATGCGAGAACATGATTATTGATGATCATTTTGTGTGGTTCGTGAGGAAGTACGAGAAGTTCGCACCGAAATGGTGGTTAGACGCGGTGAAGACCGTAAGGACGATACCGGAACCGTCAGAGAGACTTAAAGGAGGGAGGTACTAATCAGTATGTTGAAGTATAGAAAAAGAAAATTAAGGGCAGGATCAGGATCGAAGTCAGGGGCAAAGTCATGGTCAGCGTCATGGTCAGGGTCAGAGTCAGGACCATGGCCAAGCTATTAACTACATAACAGCGTAAGTTACACAGAGCGGCGCCAATCAAAGGCGCCTAATAACAACAACCCATAATCAACAGGAGGGTAAAATGGGAGTATCATTAAAACCAAGTCAAGCAGTAGAAGGCGGTGGATTATTAGATGATGTCGATGTAAAAGTAGTCGAGGCACGATTTGCGATGTTTGATTACAACGGTAGTCAGCAACCAGTGCCGACAATCAAATTATCATTGGATGTAATGGACGGGTCAGACCCAATCCAGCAGTATTGGTCGGTTGGCAAATCATTAGACTGGATTCCTAGCGATGATGGTAAAGAATTAGTGCCTATAGGTAAAGCAACTCAATTAGTCACTACATCTAATGGTATGCTATTATTAGCATCACTTGTCAATGCTGGATTTCCTGAGAGTAAGATTGATGAGGATATATCCGTGTTGGAAGGAATGGAATGTCACGTCAATAGGGTAGCCGCACCCAAACGGGAGGGGCTAAATATAAATAATGAAGGTAAAAAGCGAGATAATACCATACTCACAATCACCAAAATCATCAAATACCCCTGGGACGCAGACACGAAAGCCAAAACCACTACCAAAACCCGGGCCAAAACCAGCTCCAAATCAAAGCCCAAAACCGCTGCAAAAACCGAGACCAAAACCGAATCTACCACAGACGTGAACGCCGCTGCTGAGGCGTTTGTACTGGAGGTATTGTCGGATGACGAGACGCTACAGAACTATCCCGATGGGATACCAAAGGCTAAACTCATACCGGAAGCGTTAGCGCGACTGAAATCTGATGATCCTAATCGTGCGTTTATTGTGAAGAAAGTGTTTGAGGATGAGTTCTTGAATTCCGGGCCGTGGACTTACGAAGGCGGTAGGGTCAAACTCGGATAGAGGTATTGATATGAAATCAACAATGAAACAAACTACCGAGGTCACGCTTATTATGAATGCACGGGAAGCTAATTGGCTAAGGTCGATAATGCAGAACCCGATAGCCCAGAAGCATGACAGAGAGCTGCCAGAAGATGCTGAGATGCGTAAGCATTTCTGGAATCAATTAGTTAAACATACATAGGACATAATAAGTGATGATTTTGTTGGGGGGTGTGGGAATTGGCCTACACCCCCTTGTATTGGGAGAATATAAATGCGCAAAATTAAAATTGGCTTCTTTTATCAGTATCGTGGCAACGGATATGGCCCCTTTAAAACTGAAGAAGAGGCTAAAGAGGATTTTGAACTCAAATTATACGCAGATAAATCAGACGTAGGTATTTGGATAAGAGACGCGTATCAATGTGGAGTACACGAATTCCTTGCCTTACATGGAAGGCCTGAGACAGACGACCGCAAGAGATTGATTGATTTTGAGTTTATAGATCCTGTCAAGCTTGGCTATAAAGAAAAAATTAAAACAAAATATAAATCATTTAAGGAGTTTATAAATGACTTCTACAAGAATGCTATTAAGCACCTCAATGAAACTAGCAGTGGAAAGACTATCCCGCCGGACCGCGATCAACATCAAGCGCATGAATAGATTCGGGGATAAGCCAAACCACAAAACCAAGAACTATACGATAGGTGACATGAAGGTGATGGTCAGTATCGGAATGAAACGCAAAGACGTACTGAAGCAGGCTGATATTAAGGGTTCGGATATGTGCGCTTGGATGATGGATAAACCGATCACTAAGTTCAATGCGCCTAAGGTAGTGGCATTGGGCACTGTATTGGGCGTGAGTGATCCTATTGATTATTTTGAGGAGGAGTAAACAATGTATATTGAAGAAAAAATTAAAGAAATACGTAGCAAACGATCTTATAAAATATGCGAGATTTGCAGAAAACGAACTAAGACAGACTGGTCCAATGCTGGTGAGTACGAAATAGTGACGGCGTGCTTGCTTACATTCCCAAGCCATACGGATATAAAAGAAGCCTTGGATAACGAAAAATGCCCTCTAGGATGCGCTATAAAAGAAGCATTGTTGAGATATTATACTCAGAGTGTCACTCCAGCCGATGTGGTGAAAGCGGAACATACAGTAACAGAGAGGGCGCACTAAATGGAATTTATAGAACTAGATACTGAATTCCCACTTACCGGCTCTGGTGACCGCTCTCTCGACCGACTCCACCTCTCCACTATCTACAACGACCTAGAAAATACGCTTTTCCCCAAATCCACCACTGCCGATATGAATAATCCACTCTGGGCCGAGGTGGGGTTTTTGTGGGAGGACACTCTGGGGCGATCGCTCGCGGATCATTGTAGCCCACGACCTGGAGAGGTAGAGCTAGACGGTATTGTGGGTAGCCCAGACGGATTCGACTCCGATGTCGGTATAGTGGATGAGTACAAATGTACATGGAAGAGTATACGGAATGCACATCCTGAGAATGTATGGAAATGGATGACGCAGGTGAAGGGGTATTGTAAGATGCTGGGGGTGAATGTCGTGAGGTTTCACGTATTGTATTTGATGGGGGATTATAGAGGATCAGGTCCCTTGTATAGGTCTTATCTGTTCCATTTCACCGACAGAGAGGTCCAGGAGAATTGGGATATGTTAGTAAATCATGCAAAAAATAGGGGATGGCTATAGTGGCTAAGACGGATGGTGGTATACCAGATTTTTGTGATAAAAATTATCACAGCGTAAGAAACGAATTAGTAAACGCTTGGAGATACGCATCTCTAGCATTTGGTAAAAGGAGGAATACAGTGAAATTAGAATTATCAGAAAACACAATAAAAGAATTAAAGACAGCTCTAGTAAAGGCTGAGAATAATGTATCAAGAAAAGTATTACGATTAGAGGTTTGTAATGAGGGAAGTTCGTACAGTGTTCATCATAAAACTCATTCAGTTAAGCAAATATTTCATAAGATAGGTGCAAATACACTAATGGCTATATCCACTGAGAGATGGTGCGGAGGATACTATTTCAATAGTGACGAGCTGCTAGTAGGGGAGACATACTTGATAGAAAGTACAGTTTATCATTGTAGGTTAAAATGCAGTTCATATATTGAATTAGAGGAGGCGTAAATGATAAACGGATTCAAAAAAGCAGACGATAAAGTCGTCCCACGACTTATCGCAGCAGTATCGGGCCTAGAAAAACAGGGGAAAACCTCGTTCGCTCTCTCAGCGCCCGGACCGATTATATTTTTCAATCTCGATTACGGGATGGAGGGCGTTATCGGAAAATACACATACCTAAAGGACATCTACGTGAAGGAGTACCGCTATAAACGCAACGACACCGCTGATAAATACGTACAGTTATGGACTGGGTTTGTAACGGATTTCTACGCCGCACTTAAATCCCAGGCTCGCACGATTATAATAGACACTGCAACTGAGGCATGGGAGCTGCTCAGACTGGCGAGGTTTGGTAAGCTCACGCAAGTACAACCATACCATTACGGTCCTGTGAATGCCGAATACATGGCGCTGATGAGAGAAGGGTATTCGTATGACAAAAACATTATACTACTACACAAACTCAAAAAACAATACGTTAACGAGTCGTTTAGTGGTAACTACGAACGCGCAGGATTCAATAACACAGGGTTTTTAGTGCAGGCTAACCTGGAGGTGTATAGAGATGGTCTGGACGGACCATTTGTGTTGAAGATCCTGGATTGTAGGCAAAACTCGTCAGTGGGTGGTAGTGAGGTTGAGCTAGAGGATGAGTTTACCGGATTCCCTTACCTGGCGCAATTGGTATTCCCGAATACCAGCGAGGAGGATTGGATATGAGCGATGAATTAGACCAAGCCCGAAAAAACCTTAGCGACTACATGGATAAAAACCCACAAGTACGTCAATACCAGCGCGAACTCGAACTCGAAATGCTCCCACTCAAATCCCCCCAGGATCGACTTATATTTTTATTACGTAGAATGACCAAGAAAATGAACGAACTAAAGGACATACTAGATGATTTACCTAGACGAGCGAGTGGGGTCGAAGGATCTACTCCCCCTGATGCCGAAGAATAGTGCAAAACTGACTAGGCTGGAATTTGGCGATATTGCGTTTCTGGGCCGGGGAGTTGACGACGCGCCTGTGAGTATTGGTATAGAGAGGAAGAGGTTAAATGATTTCTTGACCTCTCTTACTACCGGGAGATTATCGGGGCATCAACTCCCTGGCCTGACTAACTCATACGATGTGGTATACCTACTGGTCGAGGGGGTATATAGGCCCAATCCCAGAGACGGAATACTGGAAACCCCCCGACATAAAAGTTGGCATCCGGTCACCCTTGGCTCCAGAAGGTTTATGGCCAAGGAACTCTGGTCGTATCTCAACACTCTCCAGATCCTAGCGGGCGTGTATATATGGAAAACCGGCACCGCTAGGGAGAGTGCCCAGTGGATCACTAACCTCTACCACTGGTGGAATTCAAAACCCATGGACGCTCACAAATCCCACACACTAAAGCACACACCGTATGCGCAATTGACAGTGACCAAATCCACGTTTGTCGAAAGAATGGTAGCGCAATTGTCCGGTATTGGTTATAAGAGAGCCCGCGAGGTGTCGAAGCACTTCGGGAGTGCTATCGAGGTAGTAAGCGCAACCGCGAGAGAGTGGACTGCCATACCGGGGATAGGTAAGATATTAGCAAAACGAATCATAGAGGAGATACAAAACAATGAAAATAAATAAAGACTTACTTACGTATGAATGGGCGGAAAGTTTAGATGATGATAGAGTAATACAGGGAAGCGCAATTGGTGGCTATGACTATTATTTAACTGTACCTAAAGAATTACGGAGACCGCTAATTGAGTTGCAGCACAGGTTAGTACATCTAACAAGAAAATTTAGAGAGACTCAAACAGAGTATGAGGAAGCTAAACAAATATTAGCTAGCTTATCTGTGTTGTTTAACGAAGGGGAGGATTCTGACGATGATAAATAGATTACTCGCCGGTCTTCGCCACCGACGGTTGATATTCACCGTCACGTCCGGGAGATCCGGCACCAAACTACTAGCGGAAGTGCTTCAACTACTGCCTGGGGTACATGCCGAACATGAACCGTGGCCACCTGTGGATAATATCTGGTGGAGGATGCGACACGACCCACATATAGCGCGTAAGTGGTTAGTACAGACCAAACTGCCCGCTATACTAAGGACCATGACTGACACCTACACCGATACCTATATCGAAACCTCCCACATGATATGTAAGGGATTCTTCGAGCCCATGCACGCGCTGGGGGTTGACTTCGACATAATACTATTGTCGAGGGATTTGCGCGACACGGCTAGGTCCCTGTACTCGCTGGGTAATATTCCGGTGCGTACTAAAGCCGGTCGTAGGTGGTTATTAGACCCGGAGGATAACACTAACCTGTCCCAACTACCCAAGCGCGATTGGTCAGACTACCAGCTGGTGTACTGGCACGTACTCGAAATGGAACTGCGCAAGGAACACTACTGGGATTTATGGGTGGGCACCTTCCGCAAAGCGGCCAGGCTAAATATGCACGAAATCACCAATCTGAGGGATTTCAGAGAATTCTTATCGTTTATGGATCTCCCTACCATCTATAGTGAAGAGCAAGAAGAGAAATATAACGAGATCATAAGCATTAGGCATAACACTAAGTACTCTACTAAGTCCCATGCCAGATACAGAGGTATAGTGGACGCGGTACTGCATAATCTGGATGAGCAGGAGCAGGAGGTACGAGAGGCTATTAATTATGCTGACTGATAGCGAGCAGGTGATATTTGATCAGTGTAGGCCCCTGGTGACTACGCTTGTGTATAAATTCCGTTATATGTGCGGACATAAACAAGCTGAGAACGGCTGGAGGCATTACCTGGGAATGGAGTCATTGGGACTGGAGCTGTCAGATGTGTATCAGATAGCGTATGAGGAACTGATTAAAATAATCAAAAAGCTGAACCTAGACAAGATCAGTAACCTGAAATCGTATATATTCCTGGGATTATATCGACAAGTACGATATAGATTAAGACAGTACCCTCACTATACCAATATCGATATCGTATATGATATCCATGGGGAGCCGAAGACTGGTGAAAATTCAGACGCGCAGGAATTAGCGAGCATAGTAAAGGAGTTCACCAATACGTTAAGTGAACGCAAACAGTACATATTCAAATCCCTATATGGGCTAGATGGGTTTGGTATTAAGTCTATGGCTGAAATAGGCCGCGAACTGGGAATTACGTACCAGGGAGTGCAAAGTGCCCAGAAGGTTATATGGAAACAAATGCAGAAAGACGAGAAGTTAATGGAGCAGTTGAGATATTATTATGATTATTCAACAAGTTAGAGGTTTGTGAGGGGTAATACCGAAGAGGTTTGCGTGGGGAGACGATAAGAATACTAAGGAGGATAAAACAATGCACAAAGATAGTATAATAGTAGTAAAAGGTACACTAGACAGTACCATACCAGAGTCGTCAGTACTTAGATCCATGAATCTCTGTGGGCAATTCCTGCAATCCAGATTATTGGTTGAGCATGTAAGGGCTACCAAAGATCAAATAGAGGAGTGTGCAGGGGAAGACAAACTCATCATATTCATGGGAGAATCCGATCTCATGCGCAAGACCTGCAAGAAGATATTCACTATCGGTCGAGCTGGTTATTCAGTCACTATGCGCCTAAAATCACCATTTAAGTACCACGTCACAGTACCTATAGACCCAGACTACGCTACGCATATCTATATGGTGTATGAGAACAGAAACCTGGACGGCAGACATATAGTAGCACTCTGGGGGAATACCGATAAAGCTCTTGATATAGTGACGGATTACTTTAAACGAATATCTCAAGAGGCATATACTCCCGATCAGCGTATGATACTAGCAGTCTATACTGAGGGCGATATTATTACTACTCACGCAAAAACTTGTTTTATGTTTGACAGGTCGGAGTAATGATGGAATTACTAATCTTTTTACTATTATGGAGGGGGGCGCACATGCTCATAGCTATTGGTATTCTGGATTTTTGGCTTCTCTATCTACTATTCGCCATGCAGAGGGATTTCCTCTCTCTGAATAGACTAACAAACCGTGCCGAAATCCGTCAGCGTAAGGGCAGGTTGTATATGAATTCATCACTGCTGTTTTTGGCAGTGGTGATGATGTTATCAATAATTTTATTAGGAGCATAGATAAACAAATGAAGATAAACCTATCGACATTAAAAAACATGACCATATTCACCATTATATATATCACCGTATTCCTAGTGTTATTTGCGTGTATAGGCCACTGCGATGAGAACAGCGTATCGTATCAGGTCTCGTCAGTGAGCCTGTTCATCAAGAAGAAAAACCCAGCCCTGCCGAAAGCTCTGCGCGACGAGATCGCCACTATTATAGTAGCAGAATCCCAGGCTACCAATATCCCATACGAGGTAGTGTCAGCCCTAGCGTGTGTGGAATCCCATTATGACCCGTCGGCGGTCGGCCCCTGTGGTGAGATAGGATTAATGCAGATCTATGACCCGACGTGTTTGGGTAAACCAATTGATAAATCCAAACTACACGAACTCAGGTATAATGTCATGGTGGGTATATGCAAACTAATAGAGAAATTAATTGAGGTGGATGGGGATCTCGACAAAGCCATTATGCGCTATAATGGATCAGGGCCGAATACGCTGAAGTTCTTGCGCAAGGTCCTGGATACACTAACCGAGATATCGATATTCGAGATAGCCAGTGCCAAGAGTATAGAGGAGTATGATCTTGGATAAACTAATACTACAATATATGCGTAATATGGTAGAAGACCACGATGGGTGGCCGTCGATAATGTTGGTTGCCCATAATGCGGCAGAGTCAGTCGGTACACTGCTGAGACCTGCTGAACCTCGCCTAGAGGGGCTGTCGGGCAGGGAGTTTGAAAGAGTACGAACACAGCGTATAGTGACGGCGGTTTTGGATTATCTCATTGAGTATCAAGGAGTATCATGCTAGACATCTGTAAACAATGCCCACTCTATGGCCACTGGGGCGGACTCGACTGCTATGTGCCGCCGACTGAAAATATCGACCGACACTACGCGCTTATCGGAGAGGCCCCTGGTGTACGCGAAGCCGAATTGGGACAGCCCTTTGTCGGGGATTTCGGCAAAGAGCATGACCAATACCTGGCCAACGCTGGACTGTCGCGGTGGGTGTTCCATATCCGTAATATAGTCCAGTGTCGGCCCCCTGGTAATCGAGACCCCAAACCAGCCGAGATAGAGGTGTGTTCGCAGTTCCTCAATACGTACCTGGAGACGCATAGGCCCAAGGTGATTGGAGCTATCGGGAGATTTTCTGCGCGATGGTTTCTGGGGGAAGATCTCTCTATGGAATACTCTCATGGAATACCCTACCAAGTAGAGGGTGTGGGGCCGATTGTAGTACCTATCTACCATCCCGCGGCGGGACTACGCTCCACATCAATGATGACTCTCATACGACAAGACTACGAAGCACTAGGGCGTGTTATTCGTGGCGAGATCCCGCCAAGGAGATTGACTAGGGAGATCACCAGGGTCAATGCGCTGGATTTCGCCCACTTCCCTTTAGAAGCCCCTGAGGTGGTAGCTGTCGATACAGAAACCAACCCTGATGGAAGTGCATGGTGTTTGACTTATTGTCTGGACAGCGCCCGATATGCAAGCCGTATTATTATGGCTGATGATCACGACAATCTCAAGAAGTTCAATGAGATGGTCAATCGTCCCGGCGTCATAACCATAGTACACAATGCTCTATTTGACCTGGGGGTTCTTGAAAGTATCGGGGTCAAGCCCGCGATAGTGCAAGACACGATGGTCATGGCGTACCTGCTTCAGGACCTACCACTGGGACTAAAACCCCTATCATACCGGCTACTGAACATGAATATGCACAAATACACCGATATGATCCACGACAAGCAACAAGACCTCGCGATAGAATACCTCACCAACGCATTACTACTGGACTACCCAGATCCAGACCAGGTTATCGAATGGCGCGGCGGGTTCCCTAAACTCAAACAGCCCCAGAACATAGGCAGGAAAATCCAACGTCTACTCAAGAAAGTCGGTACCGATGCCGATATTGCCGACGCTTGGGCTAAGATGGATTACAACGGGGGGAGGTCCCAAGTAGAAGATATATTCGGACCAATGCCGCAAGCGTCGCTGAGAGATATTGATTTTGGTGCAGCTTTGCAATACGCATGTGCAGACGCTGCGGCGACCTATAAAATATACCCCATACTGAAGAGCAGGATTACCGAGATGGATCTCTGGGATACGTTCAACCGAGATATGAGAATGATTCCACTGGTGGCGAGAATGATGCGTGAGGGGGTATTGGTAGACCAGGAGCACCTACAGAAACTAGATCGGGACTACGAGATATTGAAACAGAATGTCGAGGCGGATATCAATGCTATGTTCGGTAGCGATGCATGGCTTAATCCTGGCTCGCCCAAACAGGTCGCAGAGGCACTCTACCTTCTGGGAGTGGTACCTACCAAGAACCACTCTACCGATGTGAAAGCGTTTGACCTACTGCGCGACAAACACCCGATTATAAACAAGATTACCCGCTGGAGAGAGTTAGGTAAACTCCAATCCACGTACCTAAAACCCCTACCAGAACGAGCAGACAGTAGTGGTCGCATACATACCAAATACAGTGTGACACGCACCACTACTGGGAGATTAGCGTCGTCTAAGCCCAATCTCCAGAACATCCCTACACGATCCGAGGAGGGTAAACAGATCCGCTATGGGTTTATAGCAAACCCTGGATGTAAGCTGCTGGCTAACGACTACTCTCAGATAGAGATGCGGTGTACTGCTCATATGGCTAACGACCGCACCATGATAAAGATGTTTTTGGATGATCTCGATATCCACTCAGAAACAGCGGCGAGAATGTTCAAGATACCCGTGAGTGATGTGGATAAGAACAAACACCGACGACCAGCGAAATCAATTGGATTTGGGGTTATATATTGTATGAGCGCATTGGGATTGCAAGACCAGATGTTGTCGAATGGGATTGTGTATTCCGAACGCGAGTGCCAAGATCTAATAGCCGCTTGGTATGGAGTATTTCCAGATATCTATAACTACATGGACCAGGTGAAGGCATTGGCCAGAAAGGACGGGTTAGTACGAGACTATTTTGGACGGTATCGACTCGTACCAGAGGTGTATTCGGCCATACCCAGGATAGTGAACGCGGGCCTGCGCCAGGCCAGTAATGCTCCGATACAATCGATGGCGCAGCAGATTATCAAGCAGGCGATGGGGGATCTCATACCGATATACGAGGAGCTATCAGAGGGCGGTAGGTATATATGTCGTCCATTGATTCAGATTCACGACGAGATTATCTCGGAAGTGTCAGAGGAGATTGTAGATTACGCGGCGGTGGTAATACAATCAGCCATGGAGAACGCGGTTGAGTTGTGTGTGCCTACGCCGGTGGATTGTAATATAGGTAATAACTGGGGAGAATTAAAATAATGAAATGGTATAACAAAAAAGAAAAACAACTGAATTATGACAAACCAATAGTGGCGTTAAACACTACCTCAATGCAAATACTACTACCTTGGACTGATACGAAATTTCAATGGTATAATCTTACAGAAGGTAGATACACAATATTTAAAGTGTTCGATACTGTGTTGGATGCAATCGTGTATTTAAATTCTTATAATATAGTGAACGCAGACCTAGTATTACCGGAGGGGGTAGAGTAATGAAATGGTATAACAAAAAAGGAAAACAACTGGATTATGACAAACCACTAGTAGCAAAACGGGAATCAGATCACCAAGTAGGGATATTAGTCCCAGCACACCCGTATGTAGAAAACAAACCACTATTGTACTCGTGGTTCAACCTAGTTAACGGAGAGTTGAGCGATATGAGGTTCTATAATGTAAAGGCGGCTATAGACTACAAAGAGGAGTGTGGGTTTGTAGTAATGAACGCGGAATTCAAAATACCTGGAGGGTATTAGTTAATGAAACCTAAAATAGTAGTGATCGACAACCCCTACGACTGTCCTCATCTCGAAGACGGGTTTGTGAAAGCATTCACTAGCCCTCCTCGGAATATCTGCCGACTACTAGATAGGCATTGTGATGAAGAGGATTGTCCATTGGAGGATTGCCCTAATACAAACAAAACAAAGGAGGATCAATAACCATGGCCGGAGGCGTACCAGGAATAGCAATCAAAATAATGAGTGAAATCGAGGAGGCGGTGGGCAAACTATCTCTCGCTAAAACACTCGAACTCGAAGCCGATAAACTAAAATCGGAAGCCAAACCAATACTGCTGGATAAAATGAACGAGGAGTTCAAAAACTTTACATCCGAGAAAGGCTACGGATCAGTAGTGTACGTATCCGCTGGGAAATCAAAGAAATTTGATAAAAAGAAAGCCGCTCAGAGGTTGTTAGCGAAAGGTGTGAGTGCCGATGTGATCCACGATGTCTGGGAAGCAAGTACGAAAGAGGATGACCGGGATGCGTATATCAAGTACACACCAGAACAAGGAGCATAACCATGGACGATATACTAAAGAGGCTCGATGTATTGGAGTCTAAAGTAGCTAAGCTATCTGGGGATTGGGGCGAGAATTGCTCTACGTGTAGCAGTAGGACAGTTACACACACTGACGGCTGGGTAAATTGCCAATGGTGGGGCGAAATACCAAGCGATAAGATCAAATGTCAGCATTACAAGCCTGCCGAATAGTCGATTTCTCAAACCACCCATATTTCTAGGGGAGGGTGCTCAATTTGACCCCTCCCACTACCCACCTGGTCATAGGCGGCCCACGGTTCCAAGGCCCAAGACACCTATACGGAATTTCCGAAATTTTCCGAGAGTCACTAGGGGCGTGTTTTTTGGCGTGTGACCATCTGCACATTAGTGTGTGAGACCCCATACACTTACTAGAGTGTGCAGATTGCCCACAGTGTATGGAATCCCCACAGTACGGAATAGTCAAAATTCTCATTGAGCAGGAGTCTATACGTATGGTAGACTGCTCAATGTGAGGTATTCTATACAGTGACGATTTAAGCGATATGAGCACGTCTAGTACTCTCTACCAGCTGATATTGTGAGACGTGCTCATATCGCTTAAATCGGTCTTATTATCCTTATCGGTAAATATGGCGGGTAGTATTCTATTTTAGCGCTCTTAAAGAGATAAGTTCTTGATATTACTAAGAAGTTTAGTGTAATTGCCTTGAGCGCGTAGTACGTTTAGTATCCTGTTGTTAATCGACTTAATTATATATGCTCTTAAATCGTCAATTTGGGGGGACAAATCGGATACTATCTCTATAAGTCTGGTATTGGCTTCTTGTAAGAGATCAGGTAGGGGTATACCTTGACCTTTATACCTTAATAGTAATTGAGGGATTAATGGCAGGTATTGCTCTATAATGACATTACGCGCCGATTCAGAGCGCGTCAATCTGTATAGTTCTATAGTGTGTAGTAGCTCTTTTTGTGGCATTCTTGGTATAGACTCTAAGTCGTTAAGGTATGGTAGAATAGATCTCATATAGTATATAGCTAACTAAAATGAGAAAATATGACTATAAAAAACAGAAAAGCGTACCATATTAGATGTATGATACGCTTTTCGATACGTGAGAGACTATATTACATCGCCGTTATATAGTTGACAAGTTCGTTTGTTAGTCACGACTTGTTTTAAATGGTGGATTGCACGCTCTATTCTAATTTGTTCAATCGGGTTATGGTCTATAGCTACTCGGAGCGACACACTATCAATTATGTCAAGCGCGCTTGTGATATGGCGCTGAACTTGTTTAGAGCATAGACGGGCATTTTTATCTATTATCATTGTATTATCTCTCCTCTACTAAACATTTATCTAATACGCTTTCGTCTATATAATCATAGCTATATAGACCGTGCTTGACGGGTACGCGAATCCTTGTACTATCGCGTTTCCATGTCTTTACTTTGCCGTTGACTTTCCAACGTCTGTTAGTACCGTCCGCGTTATATTGGCATTTTTGATAGACCATATCGCCTGGACGTAATATTTTTGCGCGCTCTAGGGTTAACGGTATTAATTTCATATCTTTATACATGGTTTGTTATTCCTCTTTATTAGTTTGTTTAGCTCTTATTTTGTCACCGGCTTCTATTGCCTTGACTATTAATTGTATAGCTTGTATATCTTCTATGCAAGCGCGTATAAGAGCTTGATTATTAGTATTGTTTATCAGCTCATAGTAGTAGAAAAGCGCTTCTATCCAATCGCCAAAATGCTCTGCTATCTCGGCTTTTCGGATAAGATCTTGGTTACTTAGTATTCTCATTGGTTGGATCTCCGGCTTTTAATGATTGAATAACGTCATCGATATTTAACGGATATTCTAGAGATTCTATCAACCAACCAGAGCAATACTGTAATATATCGGACAATGCTATAACTAAGGGTATAGAGTCTAGTGTATATTCCGCTCTAGTTGTGCCGATAAAATCAAAAAATCCCTCTGATTGCTCATATATCGCGTTTTGAATATCGTCTTTACTAATAACTTCAAATTGAAACAATATATCGTCTATGTCTTCTATTTCATCTTTACACTTTGGATTTGCACATAACAGAGTAAGACCGTCTAATTCTCGATAGACTAATGCATACGTGAGTAGTGATTCAGTTATGCTTGCATCGATGCCAATGAAACCGGCACTCTCTAGTAAATTTAGTAAATGAGATACCTTACAACAGTTTTCGGCGCCTTCTTCTGTATCGTGCTCTGTACCGCATACGCCACACTCCCACGGTACGCTATCAGACTCGCTCTCATAATCATTTTTAGCACATTGAAAAGCGATTGGATCACATTCTTTTAATATATCGCCTTGACTCATTTCAAGACCGCAAATGGTTACATCTTCATACGTATCATTAAGCACGTCTAAAAATTCTTGCTCGTCTAGTTCTTTTTTTATTGCATTCATTGTTTTATATACCTTTCTATTGTTATATTATGGTTACAATGCTATTTCTAATTTACCACTACTACTAAATTCACTCACTATACCGCTATTACTATCTTCTAAATACATATCACCATTACGCCTAAATACTCTCAAATTACTATGTCCAAAGTCGTTCAATACTTGATTCATACGTCGTGTAGTGGTTAGGGTTACCCAACCACCATTATTGAGTATTAATACGTTGTCACGCTCTTTATATATGGTGGTGGAGTGTAATATAACTTTTAAATAACCATCTTCTTTTATTATTACGGTATTGTTCTTGCCTATCATGATAATTTATTCCCCTCTGTTTTTTAGATAATCCGGTATATAATCAGACTCGGTTAATAACCCGGCGATAACTGCTATAATCTGATTATTATAATATAATACCAATGTATGAACCCTACCCAATTTATTGAAAAAATACCTTACTTTGGACCGTTTGCGGTCGGGTATTCTGAATAATACCGAATCTATTAACTCTGCGTTAAACATCCACCATGAACCATTATGAAACGCGTATAGAATATAATCAAAATCGGTGTTATCCGGGTATTGGTTTGGTACGCCATACACTAGTGTGTCATGTATAGTCAATTCATTATTGATATTCAAATAATCATAATATAACTTCATGTTATTATAGTTATCAAATACTACGGGCATAATATAATTATTATCTATAGCACCACGGGTATATAATATCTTGCGTGAATGCAATAAATCGGTTAATACAAACATATATCGTATCGTACTATATGGTTGTTTTGGAATAGGGAAAAATTTTTCATCAAAACGATAGTTTTTAATCATTGGTTACACCTTTTTATTATAATGTTAATAAAACTATCCCGGTAATAATACTAATAATACCAATCGCTAATAACCCATGTAACATAAGCATAGTGGTTACCCCTTTCTAGTAGATAGTTCTACAATTGTAATTATACCATAACCCATCTGATTTTTTCGCGTAATAATTAATAGTATGCCTATGTTGTATAGCTAGGTATCCATTGAGAAACCGCTCAATACTAGTCAATACGTGGCCTTTATTTATAAGCTGTCTAATTTCAATATCTGTATACATGATTTATTTACCCCTTTCTATTAAAGTAATACAGCATAATAATACTGATAGTTGATAATACACCATACACTATACATAAGACTTTCAATCCAACTAGTGCTAAACTGATATTATAGTATGCCATTGGTTACCCCCTTTCTATTCGTGTATAACTCGCACTAGACCAATATATCCTAGAGACAAGTTATAGTTCATAATATAGTCACCTTCCTTATATACCGTATCAGACTTACCCGCCGGGGGTTCGTTTCTTATCTCGGCGCCTTCGCCGTAATCCCATTGAGTAAGGTATTGTAGCGCGGCCGATTCGCTTTTGGTCTTGAGCAAGTCAAATGGTGTAGAATCGTCATAATATTGCAAGAATATTATATCAATATATTTAGTCATAGTTTAGTACCTCCGTCTAATAATGCCGAGAATAAATAAACCAATTAGATAAGTTAGTGATAGTACTATGTGTATAGTCATTTATCGTCCCTCCTCTGTAATGGTTACTGAAAAACCGCCAATGTGACCATTGGACAATTCAAAACAACAATAATCAAACCAACCATCATATTGAGATAATTCATCATACATGATGAATGATTTGCCTGTAATGCCGTATACTTTTATTTTTACCCATTTTGTAAACATAATTAAAACCCTCCTTTAGTGTATACCCATTTATTTACTAGTCTTATGGGTATAATTGAATTATATAATATTGTGCCGATTGGTAATTTAATATCGCCTTGTTTATCGCCGTGATAATACCTATCAATTACTTGCTCCGATGTAACGCTCACTATTCTAAGACTTTCTTGTATATATTGCCTATCAATACCCTTTACTTCATATACGTTATAATTGTTATCTATACCACACTTGCCTAAAAATAGTATTACATTATAGATAGTATCGAAGCAAAATATACCTAGTGTTTTAGGTATTTTATCGGTCTGTATATTGATAGAATAGTTTAAGCTATACTTATTTACAGCTGACAATGATTCATGTTTGTATGTTATTTTATATGCTAATTCATACATGATTAAAACCCCTCCTTATTTTCTAATCGTTTCAGAGCTTCACTAAGTATAAGCCCCCGCGTATTACTATCAATTAAATTCGTATAAAATAAACCGTCCACCATACCTACTACTCTATTACGTATTGTTGCGCTAGTCAGCGTGTCACACTCTAATATATCTATATAAGTATATACTACTAAGTCATATAGCTTTTCTTGTTGGGCTAGGTTTATTATTTTCTTATATTCCATTGTATATACTCCCCTCATGCAGTGTGCTATACTCATTTACTCTACGTACAGCTCGTTTATAGCCCATGTCTTTAGTTATATCATACATATAATACGATCCAATGCAGTAATAACATTTATTAGCTTCGCTATACTTGTATACTAGTTCGTAGCAATTATCGAACCTGTATTTTTTATTCATTGTATACCCCTTCCTATTATAGTTCTAAGAAATTGATGACCGCCTTTCTAAGCATAAGAGTGCTAGCGAAAAGAAACCAATAAACATGATACAATACCCCTTATTCAAATAAGTTAATTAATAACTTCTTTAATTACTTCAAAGGGTATACCAACTAAATCAACAGCTTTTGACTTTAATAGCTCTTCTTTAAACATATTCTTTATATGTGTATATCTCTCATAACTATTGATATTACAGCAAGTTTTTTCAGCTTTTATATATTTTCTATACAATTTGTCAATATTCATTGTATACCCCTCTCTATTATAGTTCTAAGAAGTTAATAATAGCTTTTCTAAGCATAAACGCCATAGGGAGTGCTAGCGAAAAGAAACCAATAATATATAACCCGCTGTATATTTGGATGATCATATCTGCTATCATGGTATTACCCTCCGTTTTATTGTTGACGTATGCTAATATATAACAGCATATCTCATGCCAACTATCGCCATTCAATAAAATCAATCACTTACACCAGTGCAAATATTGAACAATGCCAATAATTGTCACGCACTATTGGATAAGTGATTGATATTATTAACTATTCGTATGTGACAATTTACATTCAATTTTGACAAGAATTGACAGGTATGATAGTATATCCTATTATATACATATAGACTATTATCACATTGTAAAGAGTATATAACTAAACCACATAGTGTAAGATAATCCCACACACTGTGCAGATATCTATACAATGTACGAGCCACTACTCAGTGTGCATATCATCATACACTGTGCAGATATCTATACACCATCCCCCACCACTGTGTGATCCCCCATACACTGAGCAGGCCCCCACACATGTATAGTATCCCCTCACGGGTCCTGTCAATTAACGTCACAGGCGCGGATCG